AGGATCATTATCTGTAGGTTGATTAAATATATCATTCATATTAATATCAATAACCGTATTAGACTGTACTGTAGGTATAAACTCTTGAAATGTAACTTGATTCAATTGTTCAATTTTTTTAGAATCATAAACAAAATCATTCAATGTAAAAGAAATATACTCAGAATTAAAACTAGGATTGTTGGCATCAATTGTAAAGTTTCCAAAAGAATCAACTTTATAATCATAGGTGCCATTGTTAACATAATCCTCAATTTCTTTTTGGTATGACATAATTATCTTGTTATTTTAAATATATTACCATTATCAAATATATCAGTTTGATTGTTAAATGTTGTTTTAATTAAAATTCTATAAAATCTTTCAACAGGTAAACCAGTTGTGTCTATTTTAAAGTAATGAATATTACCGTCAGAACTTAGTTTTGTATTTTCATCAAAATCAACTACGATGTTTTCACTTTCATTGTCTTTGATACTGTAATAAGACGCTGATGGCAACAAACTTGAACTCAAATAGTTGATTTGTTGATATCCTTTTATAAAATTCTTTAATGGAAATTTTTCTCTAGCAAATACATTAATTCTAGGTATGCTGCCAAATTTGTATTCTTTTGATAGATTTTGTACTATAACTGTATATGGTATAATTCCAGTCAATGGTACCATACTACCTGTTGTATATACACTGTCATCCCATGAAATGTCAATATAAGGTTGATAAATTGTATTTGTTTCTTTACTAAAAAATTTGATTGTGCTATCAATTCCATTAGTTGCAACTGTTTCAAGTGAACTTACCAAAATTATACCTTCATTTGGAACGCATCCACATAACCATCCTTTAACAATATTTGTGATGTCCATATTGATATCAGATGTAGTATAATCAAATGATTGTGAACAAATCAAAGAACTACCAGTTGTAACATTCAAACAGAATGATGAAGATTTGTATTGATATGTTGACGGTACCGTTTCATACCATGTACCTCCTTCATTTACAAATGATGATGTATTTGGTACTGGACTATCACTTACATCAAACCATAAAGAACCACTGTCTCCGGCATAATTTTTGTAATTCCAACTTGCACCTACTAAATTTCCTCCTGTTGAGTATCTACCAGTTCCCATAGTCCAACTTTGACTTATAGGATATCCGTAAACTATATAATCAACAGGAATTTCACTTACACTAGATGCTTTTAGTTTTAAATTAAACTTTGCATTGTTGTTTATTGAGTTATTTGCAATAGATGCTGAAATAGTATTCAAATCAAATCTAATCAAAATTCTACTATAATCAGGAACATCAGTATATACTGTATAAGGAACATATAAGCTCTGTGAACCTACTGCATAACCATATATTTCTCCTGTAAAATCACGTACACTTCCAGTTACATTATAAATTGATCCTGTGAAATTACCAATTAATCTATTAAACTCAGCAATAGGAAAATCATGTTCAATAATACTACCAGAAAAACTTCCACTAAAACCACTTATTGTACCACTTACGTTTGTTAAAACTACGTTTTGTGGTCCAAATTCACCATAGTTAATTCCGTTCAACGTTGAATATCCGTAGAAAGGTGATCCAATAAACAAGCCAGTAAAGCTACCTGTTCCACTTGCATTACTAAGCAATGATCCAGTAAATGTAATAGATGCAGAACTATGAAATCTTAAATCACCGTATCCATATGAGGTACCACCATCTAAATTTGAAGCACTAACAGATCCAGAAAATCCCGCCACGTATCGATCATAAAAAGACGCAGTTAAAGATGCAGATTGATATAACAATAAATCTTTTTTAACGTGTGGATAAGATCTTAACTCCAAAATTTCATCAATACCAAAGTTTTTGTTGGCATATCCAATTTCATTGGTTATGTATGTATCTTTTTGTGGATATAAAAATGTATGCATATTATACTACGTTTCCTTTGATATCTATGTCAGGGTATTTGACTTCAAAAACACATGGATCTAATGAAGGATATACTATTTTATTCTTTGTCGCGGATAAAATATCATATTCATGTGGTGAATAGTTACCATCTTTAGCAGTTAAGTTTACAATTTCAACATTTGTTAAAGATTGTACACCTTCTACTCTTGCAATTTCTAGTTCCAATTGACTCAAATTAATTGGTTGTGAAAAACTCCACTTGTCAATATCAAAAAAGTCTTTTACTTTAGTAATACAATTATTTAACACTTCTTTTTTGTTATAATTGTTGTATGTTAAAATTTTAAAATTTACACCAATATTAATAATATATCCGTCAATAATATTTACACCATCAGTTAGAAGTCTATACTTCTTCAAATATTCTTTTATGTTATAAAATAAAGCTTCATTAATTTGTGTTAGATTTTTGTTTTCATTATATCCAAGAACATACAAATTAACTGAAAATGGATTAGTTACATCATAATTAATTTTTCTAAAATAATTATCTACTGAATTATTTGTGTCAGTAGTATTGTTATTGTAATCTACAAATCCAGATACATCATTTTTCAAATTCAACACCAAATCTGTATCAGATGTTATATAAGCTTTAGCAATTGAACCGTATTTTGGTGGCATTGCATAAGTTCTAATCAAATAATCATCCTTAGTTACAGATCTATTTTGTGTGGTAAAATTCAAAATAGCATTTTGTTTGATTTGATCTACAGATTCTTCATCTGCACCACCAACTGCAGCAGTATAATTATTTACTCTTAAAGTTTGTTGTACTGTATTAAACAATGTTTGTTCATTCGGATTTAAAGAGGTTGCATCATTCAACAATTGATATGAACTAATTCTAGTAATTTCATTTGCATTACAATTTGAAAGTGACCCTCCTCCAATTATGTAATTAATAGTTAAAACTGTATTTGCCGGAGCAGCTCCAAATGTATTTGTTTTTAAGAAATTGCTTCCATCCAATGAAATATCAGTATTTCTTATATTTGATAATCCAATACCAACAATAGAAGCATTTGGATAAACTATTTCATCAGAATAATTATCTAAACCAGGACCAAATTCTAAGTAAGTTGTATTATCCGCAGTAATACTAGTTATATATTTTCTTGAAGTCTTCAATGATTTTATAATCTTTGATACTTCTGCTTTGTAGACGTAGAAATTTTCATCAGTAACTTGAGAGTTATCTACATCAGTAAAAATTACATCTTGTGCCAAATAGTCAGCTTCATACCATTTATTATTATCTTCATCAATAACTGAAATTATGTTGACTACATTTTTTTCTTCCAATACAATCTTGTAGTATGGAGTAGCAGCACCAACAGTAAAATTCTTAGTTACAATCTTGCCGGCAAATGCTTTAGCGGTTTTTCTTAACAAGAAAAATTGTGGAACTCCCAATGAATCTCTGGAGTAAACACTAACTTCTCTAGGAGAAAATCTAGTATCAACGGAAAAATCCACTGGTTCACTTATAATAAAATTTTGATTAGAGTTATTTATTAACTCCATGTTTTCTCTAATTGACAAACAATATTTTTCATCAGGTACATAATTTCCATCAGCATCAACCTTTGATGGAATCAATTGAAATAATTCAATCTCAGTTATAGATGATTTAGTTGGAGTAGTTTTGTATCCAAGATATTTAGACAACGCAATTACATTTTTACGTTCTTCAGAATATGGCATCAATGATTCTTTGAATTGATAATCAATATAGTATGATAATACATCACCTACATATGAGGCTTGTTCAATAAACATTGTACCTGGTGAACTTTCACTAAAATCTTTGTAAGTTTTAGGAAAATAGTTCTTTGAAAACTCAATCAAACCAGCTTTAAATGACGCAAAATCTCTATTAAGATATCTGATATCTTTATTAAGAGGTTGAAAGGATTTTGGTTGTTTTTCTGCCATATTATTATAAATTGCTTGTTACAGTTAATCCAAGTACATCAGTTTGATTGTTTACCGTAAATTGTATTTTTATGTTTATTATATAATTATCAGTGTTCTTGTTTTTTTGGGCGGTTGTAATGTCTAAAAATACAGTATTTACAATTACATTTGGAAACCAATAATTCATGTCATCTTTAATAACATTCTTTAAAATTTCATCAAATCCTTCAATATTTTGATCAAATAGATAGTTATACAATTTTGTTCCAAACTGAGGATTAAATCTTCTTTCACCTGGTCTGGTATTGAAAAAATTAGTGATGTTGGCTTTAATTTGAGTTAGAGTGTCATATGACTGCTCAAAATACCCATTTATGCCAGATTTTAAAGGTAATGTTAAACCAATTGGATTCATATTATGACATTGATACTAAACCACCACCAACTCCTGATGACTTTTTCTTATCAACAGCTTTCATTAATTTTCTAAAGTCTCTATTAATGACATTAAGTACTTTAGATTGTTCTTCATTAACTGGTGTGATTTGTTGCGGCATTTGTACTGATTCATTAATATTAATACCACTAGAAGCTTCACTTTGTAATGCGCCCATGAGTCCCACATAAGCACCTTCTCTTGGAACACCACCTACAGTTTCATTCAAGACAGCATTTAAAGCATCATTATTTGTATATTTCTTAAATGTCTTTTTTGTTGGTTGTACATTTTCAATTGGTTTTTGTGAAACTTTTGGTTTTTCAAAGTTTTCACTGACTGTTGGTTTACTTTGACCAGTTAATATTTCACTCAAAATATTAGGAATAAGAGTTGGAAGAGACTTTTGAAGTTCTTCCTTTACTACTGATCTGATTATCTCTTTTAATTCTTGTGTTTTCATACTTGTTGATATTATATAATTATATTTTACTATATACCAAAATGTTTTATTTATTTACCAAAATTAACTTGGTTTTATCATAGAGGCTTGTACTGAAAGTGGTGTACCAGGCACAATAGGTACAATTTTAAGTTTAGGTATCATTGGAAATGCAGGTGGTTTGATAATAGATGATATTGGAGGTACATTTGGTACTGGAACCTTTGGTATTGAAGGAATACTAGGAGCAGTAGGCAAATTTGACATACTTGGAAGTGTTGGTGTAGGTGGTATAGTAGGAATTGATGGTACTGATGGCACTGAAGGAGGTGATGGCAGTGAAAACTTTGGTACTGATGGAACAGACGGAACTGATGGCAATGTATTTGGTATATTTGTCTTTAAATTTTTATATGTTGACGTTTCTGTGAATGTCTTTTTATAATCAAGTCCAGATACTCTTTTTAAAGGCAATTTTGGTGCACTTGGAAGAGGAGGAATACTTGGCAAACTAGGAGTTGGTACAGAACCTAGTGGATTTTGTAAGTTTAATGATGGTGGTGTGGGTAAAGTATACATAAATTAACTCCAAGTTGATGGATTTGGACCTCTTGTTTTACCATTATAACCTCCAGGAACACCACTTCCATTAAATACATTAATATCAGTTGGAGGAGTTCCGTTTTCAATAGAACCACCATTTCTTCCTGGGGCATAACCACCTCCAGTTAAAAATACTCTTTTACTCAAGATTTTATCAAGACTATCTCTCCACGCTTTCAATTTTTCTTGTGGTGTTGGAATTTGAGTGGTTAATTGTGTTGGATAATCTGCTATTTGACCAGATTGATCCGCAGGAGTGTTTGTTGCGGAAGTAATGTGTTCATGATATTGCCAATGAACGTGATCAAGTATTAAATCTGCAAGGTCATATAGAAAGTCAACTGTTGTTTGACCTAACAAAGCGGGTTCATTTGTTTGATCATATTGACCTAGATATATTGCTGGACTGTTAATCACCGTTTTTGTGTTTGTGGTCATTACTATCTGACCATGAGAGTCAACTGTATATTCATTGTCTGTTACAATTCCATATCTCTTTTTGGAATAATGTATAGTTTCTCCATTTCTACTACTTACAATTATTCTATCACTATTAATTACAATTTGATCTCCGGTAAGTATTGGCGGTCTAAATTTAGTACAACCTGGGGGAGAAAATGCTGCTACTTCTTCTTTTGAAACTGAAGGATCTTGAAATATTTTCTTTTGACATGTTGATTTAAAACTAGATTCAGTTAATCCTGAAGTTATATGAATAGATGTACCGTCTTGATTAATATCTTCTGATACATATCCACCTGCATTTTTTTCAGAAACATCAGGTGTAGGTTTTGAAATGTTCTTTTGTCTGTTTCTAATCAAAATCATTGGATTGCCAAATCCTGCTAATTTATTACTTACTGGATTTGTATCACCATCTTTGTTGTAATAATCAGTATATTTTGGATCACTTATATCATTGTCTCTTATATTATCATAAGCAGAAAATCTAATAGATTGTCCATGTCTACTTTCAATTACAGTATCACCTTCAAATCTTTTTACTGAACGTATTTTTCCGTTTGATTTAAAATATCTACCCAATACAGTTACGTTACTTGTATTCTTGTATTGTTTGGCAGTTAAATATGAAACTGGTCCTTTGTATAAAACATCAGGATCAGTTGGATTGTTTTTTATTTCTCTGTTTCCTTTGTTTGAACCAATACGTTGTTCATATGTAGGATCAGCATTATTGTTTGAAAATCCATTTAGATTTATTTTTCTAGTATAATAAAATTTACCCAGATAATTTACTATAGCTACAACTTCATTAACAAGAGGATATTCAGTTATGCCTGTATTTTCCAATGGAAATGCCCATGGTAGTTTTTCTTTTTCAACTGTTTTATGTGTACTAAATGGTCTTACCAAAATTCTTCCTATCCACGTATAATCTTTATCTATTTGATCCGCTGGTTTATCATTTGCAGCATCAGGCCATTCAGTTGGATTGATGTTAATTTTTGTTTTAAAAATTGGATGTGAATCATCAAGGATCACATCCAATACAACCGCAGGTTCAAACTGTAAAGTTGAATTTAAAATACTATCTCTATTCTCTTCAACTCTTACTGGTGCTATTACTGAATTATATGTGGAATATCCTGGCATATTATTTCTTAGCGTTTATTTCAATTGGGGTATTTATTTCTTTTGTAATTTTTTCCACTTCACCCATCAATTGTTTACGTTCATCTTCACTAAGTAACATTCCCATATTACCGTCTTCACCTTGACTTTGACTACTAATAATACGTTGTACCACTGCGGCTAATTTGACAAGTTGTTCATCATTTCTGACTGAAACATCCAAATAATCCTTAATTAGTGGTACAACTACTATTGCATCATTAGCGGTTTTAATCATACTTCGAAGATCAGACACCAAAATATCAATTTGGTCTTTCTTCTGTTCAGAATTAACAACCACATCTTTAAGTAAACTAGAGTATTTTTTACCCTTATATAATTCAAAATCTAAGTCCATGACTATAAATATTGAAAATACCTTGTTTTACTTAAATTTATCTAGCGTACATCTCTTGTTTTAATGTTCCTCTGTCTAAATAAGACTTGGTAATAGTATTTTGGTACTGTTTCATCTTATTAATTACTTTGGTAATCTGTTGAGTCTTACAAGAAGAGATTTCTCTAATATACAAATATAACGCTTTTTTATTGAAAGAATCAATTCTGTCACTGTTTCTGAACAATTCAATTACAGCATTGGCAATGTTTAAATCACGTTGTTTAGTGAATATTTTGCCAATATTCTTTTCCCAATAATCAACCATCAACTTCATAAATTCACTGGTTTCCAATTCATCATGATAAGAATCAGTGGTTTGTAAACAAACAGTGGTATCACTTGGAGTTTCACTAATATCAACGTGTTGGTTGAATCTCTTATAGTTGTTATTGTTGTGGAATATTAGATAGTTTTTAGCAACAATACTGAAATAACTAAAGGCTTTACCTTTGCCTTCTTCAAACTTATGCATGTTTGCAACTAAATGTGCAATTGTTTCCTTTTGAATTTCAATAGGACTGTTATCAAAATAAGTGAATTTAAATGTATTGAATACGTTTTCTACCAATTTATCAAAACAAGGCTTAATTTTTTCAACATAAATTTCATTTCTTGCTTCTATGTCTTGTTCATTATTATATTGAATAATAGCCTTTTCTGTATCTGTGGTAAAATACATTTTTTCTCCGCTCTTCTTTTTTCTCTTTTTTGGTTCAGAAACAATCACAGGAGTGATTGATACAGTAGTCTCAGTTAATTTCTTTGATTTTTTTGATTCAACAACTTTTTTTGATACTTTTTTTGGTTTAATTGTTTTTATTTGAATCTTTTTCTTTGGTTTGACTACTTTTTTATTTGATTTGTTTTTAATATTTATTGTTTTTTTCTTTGATTTAAGTCCAACAGTTTTTGAATTTTTCATTCAGTCCTTTCCTTTAATTTTTCAATTAATTTCACCATCTCAGAAAAAACAAAACCTACATCATCATCTTTTTCAAACATCTGTTTATTATCTAAATCTTTTAATTTTGAATATGTAACGGATACTTCTTTTTTAATGTCTGACAACCAATTTTGGTATGTTTCTATTTTATCAAGATTGATGTCTAATGCATAACCTAAAAATATGTTAGCACAAATAGAAGCGGTCAATAACACTGATAGTATAATAATCATAATTTTATTCTGATAGATCAGAATCATCTTCTAGATAATCTGACATATAATCTAACACTTCATCAACTAAATCCCAGTTTTCACTGTTCTTTGCTTCATTTAGAAGCGACATTATTTCTTTAATATCTGCAATATCCATATATATAATTTAGACTGATATCTAAATATATTAGATAATAAGTTAAAAACAACATTTTTATTCAAAAATTTTAATTTTATTTTACTAAAAACTAAAATGTGGTCCTTTGTTAGATGGAACTTCTCTAACAACTTCTTTTTCCACAATCTTTTCAACAGGAACTTCCTTGATTTCAGTAACTATCTCTTTGATTATTTTTTCATTTTTAACTTCTTCTTGCGCTTCTTTTTTTGCTTGTTCTACTATAGATTCTACATTTTCTTCTGATTCAATTACTGAATCTTGATGTTGATATATCTTTATATCATCTTTTTCTTTTGGCTTTTCAACTTTATCCGTAAAATTCAATGTAGTATTATATGCTAACAATAAACATATAGCTAACGGATCAAATACTGATATAAGAGCAACAATAAACCAAGTAACACCAGTATTCATATTTACATTGAATTGTTCTGATATAAATTTAAATGTTTGTATGTCCTTTTTACTTCCAGATTCCATCTTAATTTCAGCAATCTTCTTGTCAAATGATTGTAATTCATCTATTCCTTTTTGTATCTTACCGTTTTCAGATTCAATGTCTTTTTCACTCTTGTCTATCAACTCTTTGGTTTGTTCTTGTATTTGCGCCAATTGAATTGGATTACGACTAATAACCACATTTGTCATACTTTCTCCCAATCTTGCTTCTTGACTGTTTCTTAAAGCAACAATAGATTCAATTCTTTTCTTTGCGGAATTAATTTTATCTTCAGTATACTTCTTTTGATCATTAATAACTAAAATTTTATCTTCCGCCAACTTACTTTCAATTGCGGATTGTTGATATGCTGATGTCAAATATCCAAAAACACCAAATGAAGTAATAATCATTAATATTACAACTGCTGAAATCAAGTATATCTTGAGTAACAACTTAGTTTTGGTCCAATATCTATATAAAAAACTGGTAGCTACTAATTTACCTATTTCTAGTGAACTTGCCATAATCATGGATGCTAACGCAGATCCACTAAACAACATTCCAATACCAATTATACTGAAAAATGCAGCACAACTTGCTATAAACAAGGATGATATTCCAACAAGTCTTTCAAATTTGAATAAATCTTTCATGCGTATATACAGTTAGGAAAAATTCAAATTTTACCATTCAAGTATTACTTGTCCATGTGATCCGCTTCCACCGTTAATTACTCCTACAGACAAGAATGAACTTGCACCACCGCCACCACCACCTGGATAATCCCCCTCATATCCGTTCCATGATGAACTTGGACTTGTAGAAATTGCTGGGTTTTGAATGCCTCCCATAGCGCCATAAAAACAACATCCACCAGCAGAACCTGAAAGTGTTGTGGATTTTTCTCCATCAGCACCAGAATATACAAAAATACTTCCAGAACATAGTGCAGATGATCCACCGGAACCACTATTTGGATTTAATACTCCTCCTTGGCCACCACCGCCACCAACAGCATACGCCAAATAAAAATTATCTGATATCTTATAACAATAAGAATCAGTTCCATTTTGACCAGAACTACCATATGCTCCTGATCCATTTGATGATCCAGTTCCTGGAGCTCCACCACCACCAACTACAATTGTGAAAATAGTACTTGGAGTAAAGGATGAGGTTCCTTGAGCAGATGCTCCGCCACCACCTCCTGTGCCACCATCATTTATACCAGTTGAAGTTGCACCAGCACCACCACCACCAGCCCCAATTGCAGTAGCTCTCATGGTAAATGGTCCGCTACCGGAAAGAACAGATAAGTCATTCTTTTTGATTTGGAATGAATGTGTACCTGGTGTAGAAAAGATTACTTTACGTTTTGGTGTAAATACATCCAAATATGATGCGGTAATTACATATGATGCAGTCACTGCATTAACTGAATTCAATGCCTGTAAAGCATATGAACTAGTTATAGCAGTATTTGCAACAATACTAATACTACTTGTATCTGCTAAAAATGATCTAATACTATAACTACTTGTTATAGCTCTTGATGATGTCAATGCGTAACTGCTACTCAATGAAAGTGAACTGGTTAAACTATAACTTGCACTTGTTGAAGAATAACTCAAATTTGATACTTGTGAATATGATGAAGTAATTGAGTATGTTGATTGATTTACATAACTACTTGTTTGTGCAAATGAACTAGTTACTGAATAACTACTAGTTTGTACATAAGAACTACTAATAGAAAAACTTGCAGTAGATAAATTTGGATATAATAAACTTGCAGCAGAATCCGCATAACTGCTTGAATAAGCAAATCCACCACTGACAGAATAACTTGATGTAGCAAGATTATTAGAAGACAAATAAGAAGCAGTTAGTGCAAATGTAGAAAATGATGATGAATTTGCATTACCATTTACACTTCCTGTTAAATTTCCAATAAATGATCCAGAAGATAGTCCAAAAAATGATCCAGTAAAGCTACCAGTTGAGATAAATGACTGAAATTGATATACTAATACTCTGTATGTTGATGCTGTAAATGCAGGAGCTTCATAGTCTGAAACTATTGGAAAATAATTAGAACCGCTCATGTTTGAAGCGGAAATCTCATTTAATTGACTAATTTTTATTGACATAATTCACTATAAATTATAAATATAGTAGTTTTGGTATTATATTCATTTTACTTTATTAAAATAAACACCTTAACATTTTGGAGCAATTGTAGTTGGAGGTGTTTCTGGATAGTTTTTACCTTCACCGATTGCATTTCCATTCAACACAACCAATGAAATATAAGATTTATTGAATACATCAACTGCTAACGTTTCAAATTGTTCTGCGCTAGTTTCTTTAGTACCATACTTTCTACTAATTAAAGTTATTTTTGCAGTGCTCTTTGAACAACTTTTACCTGTTGTTATATCCCATGGAATATTGTCAACGCCACCTTGTGCATTAAACAGAGGAGTATAATTATATAAATCAGTATCATTAGTATATGCAGCCGGATCACTAAATTGTGCTCTACTAGAACTATCAACTTTAATCAGTGCTGATTTTTCATCTTTCAATTCATTTTCAAATTGAATGATAATTTCAATTGAATTATTAAGTCCAGGACTTAATATAGCTTTATTTATATTGTAATATTCTTTTATACTAATTACACCATTTATATTTCCTGAATCAAGTACGTCTACTAATTGATCACCGGTACCATTTATAAGCAATGTAATATATGCGTGTGCTTCACTTTCTGAAAATATAGATTTTATTGAAAAATCTGTATATGATGAACTTAATGAATAAGAAGCGGATATGGATGTAGAAGAATAACTTGATGTTATTGATTTATTTGCGGTTGATATATTTGGATATGATAAACCGGTTGCAATTGATGCGTATGAACAAGTATCACTATTAATTGCATGATAAATAATACCATTGTCAGTTCCATTAAAATTCAAATAATTGGTTTTCTGAGAATTTGATGCACTAACAGAATTATAAGAAAAATCAGATGTATCTGTTTTATATGTAACGTTGTCAACATTTACATATGATGCTCTTGAAGAAGTAACGGAGTTTGTTGAGTATGATGATGTTGATGCATATGAACTGTTTGAATTGATAGGTACACTATTTGCATTTATTGAATATGATGCAGTACCATTATTTGAAGAATAATTCAAATAATTTGCTGTATTAGAAAAACTAGCAGTGGTTGATACTGATGCCGACAATGAAGAACCTAATAAATTTCCTATAAATTTGCCACTATGTGATCCTGATCTAAATGCAGTTAATACATTTGATGACGTTATGTTGTATTTAGTATATTCACTTAAGTTCATAGTTTTGGTTTCAATTTGACCCAAACTATTAGTTACTTCAGTCACAATAATATAATCATTATTGACAACTTCCTCAAGTGATAAATTTTTTAATTCTGTTATTATGTGTGACATAAAATTATAATGCTGCACATCCTCCTACTTGAACTATATTATTTGTAGCTCCCAAAGATACACTTTCTGGAAATTTTTGCGTTGATTTATATGCAACTACTGAAAATGTAGATCCAATTAACATTTCACTTGGATCTCTCACATACCATGTTGATTGACCATCACCTGCACTAATTCCTACAGTCCAAATACCTACTACCATTCCAAGACGTTTGTTTGGAAATGAATATGATTTAAATATATTATTTGGAATAACAAAACGTGATGTTTCAAAGTTCCAATCAGATACAACTGTTGTTGTTCCAATATCCACTGGTTTATCAAAATATATATAAAATTGACCAAATGGTCCTGTTTGTTTCCATTTAATAGGAACATCTAATCTTATATTTTTCCAACTGTATATATTAAATTGGTTTACATCAATAACTTGAAAATTTATATAAGCATATACATTTTTTGATGTATATTGTGACTTTGCACTATTTTTTGAATATTCAGTTTGTTTTATGTACAAGGATTTTTCAGCAAATAGTGCATAACTTGATGATATTGCAAGTGAGGATGTAGATGTATTATCAGTCCTTAAATTTTTAACAATTAAAGAATTACTTGCATTTTCAGCAATAATAGAACGTAAACATGTTCCATTATCAATTCCATTATAATTCAAAAACAAAGCGGTATTTGAATATGATGAATAGTTAACATTTGAAGCTGTTATTGAAGTTGATGATGTATTTGCAGTTAATACTGATACATAAGATGTTTTATTTGAATATGATGACGTAATTGAAAATGAAGCAGATGTATTAAAAGATGAACTAGTTGATAGTGATGATGACAGTGAATTAATTGAATATGAACTTGACCCGTTGCTTATTCCTGGTATATAATTTAATAAGAATGTGGTTTGTGCATAACTTGCAGTATCACAATAAGATGATGAAGATGTTGATCCGCTTACAATACCAAAAAAACTTCCTGTAAATGAACCTGTTCTTAAAGATGATAAAATATTTGAAGAACTAATAGTGTATTGAGTTAAATCTGAAATTACTATGTTCTTTGTTTCTGATTCAGAAATGTCTTGTATGAATAATAAATTGTTATTATTCATTTCATCTTTTGTTATTAAGTCTAAATCTGTAATTTGTTGGTCCATAGTTTACAATAAATATTCAAATTAACATGATTTCGTATGATCTACAAATGGGTATTTAGTACTACTAGGTGTATTAATGTCCACTCCGTTTGGATCTATATAAACTATAGCGGTAAAAACTGATCCTTCCAATAAGTCATTTGCTATTGATGTCATTCTAGCTGCAAAGTTACTAGCAAAATTACGTGGATTAAATTTGTTATCCTTTTGATCAAATCCTACTAAAGTAAATTTCAAAACAAAACCCGCATCAGTGCAAGAATATCCATTTGAAGCAAAATAATATGGTGTATATCCTCCACCTGGATTTGCTCCGCTTTGTTTAGATTTTTGTAATTCTGATAAATTTCCAAATTCAAAATTACTAATTACAGTTGGTTTAAATTTTGTTATACAAGCATTTTTATTATCAAGTGATGGTTTTGCATAATCTTTATATTTTACATCAAATTGAATGTCATAAGTATCAACCTTGGTTACAGGATTAGGTGACATACCTATATTTGATATATTATACCAACTTTCTGGTATAATTTCATACTTGCCATCAGTACCTGCTGATTGTATTCTGAATCTAACATAAGAAAAAACAACATTTGATCCTAAAGATGATGTTTCCGCAAAATTTGAGGTAGATGCAGATACTATAAATGATGAGGTTAACGCATTTTGAGCAAAACTTGATGTGATTGATCTAGCAACAATTGTTGTATTATCATCTTGTAAATTTGAAGCAGTTAGACAATAATTTGCAGTTTCAGTTATTATTGATCTGTATACTGTTCCATTATTTTGTCCGTTATATTTTATATAAGATGATGTATTTGATAATAGACCGTTTAACGCATAATCAGATAAACCAGTAGTTAATATTGAATGTGTAGATCCAGTTGCATATGCCTGTGATGCAGTGATTGAATATGAAGCAGTTGTTGCATATGAAGAACTTAATGAATAACTTGCACTAAGTGCATAATCTGACATAGCTGAATTTACACTATATGATGCAGTACCGTTATTTAATCCATTATAAAACAGATTACTACTTGTTAATGATAATGATGCAGTTTTTGCATATGAAGAAGATTGTATCAATCCTGTTAATGATCCAGTAAAACTTCCCGTAAATGATCCGCTTACTAATGTGGTTAAAATACCTGATGCGGTTACATTATATTGTGCAAATTCACTTGCAGCAATATTCTTAATTTCATTGGATTTGAGGTCTACAAATAAAAATAGATCATTGTCTGATATTGCGGTAGCAGACAATGAATCTAAATTTGTAATTGTTTTATTTTCTGAAGGCATACTGTCTTAAGATATATATAAATATAAATTAAGACATCTTTTTGATTTTTTTAATAATATACTTTACTAAAGCACTTCTTACAATGTCATCTTCATCAAATTTGAAGACAAATATACCATTTTGACGACTTTCTTCATCATCAAATAGACTTAAAACTTTAGTAAATCCGCTTTTTCCATTAATATCAGATTGTTCTGGATCGCCCATAATGAACACTTTACTAAATTCACCTGTTCTGGTAATTAGAGTAATTAGTTCTTTTGAAGTCATATTTTGAGCTTCATCTGCAATGATACATTTTGCGTTCCAGTTTAATCCACGTAAAAATCCAAGGGGAATACTATCAATACGTTCTTCTTTTTCTAGTTGATCTATTTGATGTTTTGGAAGCATTTCATATAATTTTTCCAATAATGGTTGAATATATGGTGCCATTTTTTCATGTGCTTCACCTGGCAAAAATCCAAGTTTATTATCAGAACTTTCTACTGCGCTTCTGATATACAATAAATCACTGATCTTTTTACTATTTAGTAGTTTAAGAGCAGCATATATAGTAATGTATGTTTTGGAAGTACCTGCAGGACCACTGACAAATACCATTTTTGTTTCTTTATTTAAAGCAATTTCAACAAATTGTTTTTGTTTTTCTGTTAATTCTCTTTCATATATTGAAAGTTCATTTCTTAATTTTGATTTTTGATATACAATTGGACTTTTGTCAATTTTTTGTTCCTCTATTGGAGTATTGTTTTGAACGCTGTTATTTTTCTTTTTGTTTTTTTTCATGCGTGTTTATTTTTTTTAATTCACTGTCCAATTTTGTCTCTATTTTTTTGATTCGAGTACAAAGTTCATATTTTTCCATTTGAATGTAATAATTGTATACGTGTAACAAATTATCTTTAAATTGTTCAAATGGCAACGTAACAACAAAATCAGAATCCTTAAATGAAAATACTTCAACAACATTTAAATTTTTGTCTAAAGCATATTCAATAGACGAAATCACTTGTTCCGTCATCAAAGTTTTATTAACTTCAATAAATCTCTCCATCTCACTAAATTCTGACGGTAACAAATATGGTTTATATTTTTTTGTAGATGCTTTTGGCATACTAACATAAATATCAACCTATATAATTTAAAAGCAAAAAACGCCACTGAATAGGAAACTATTTAGTGACGTTTTGGTTCTTATATTAGATATATATTGCTTACTTCTTTTTAGAAACTTTCTTCTTTTCTTTCTTTTCTTCTGAATTTACCTCCGCAGTTTTTGTTGCAGATGTTAGTTTCTCAAGAGTTCTATTTGCAGTGTGTTTCCAACTGAGTTTAGTTCTTGGTGTAGCCCATTCAAATGTTTTTCCAACGTTCAATAAAGATTGAACTTCTTCATTTGAGGTTGCGTCTCTGATTTGTTCTCTTAGTCCAATTGATTTATTCATAATTATACCTTATGTTTCTTTTCATCATACTCTGCAATTTCAACTTTAGTACCGTCTGGCCAACGCTTTAAAATACCAGACCAATGATCAAACTCAATCTTTGCATCTTGTTTTGATTCATAGACCAATTCACTTACCCGTGTACCACTACGTACTACTACAAACTTCTTTGAAAAAGAAGCTACCGTTTCTGCACTTTTATTTGTCTTATTAGACATAATTTTATCCTAATATTTAGTTTTTATTGTTGGTTTTATATACTAATTAATCTGTGATAACCACTCACAAATTAAATCTTTTTGTTTAGAAAATCTTTTAACTGTTGTTGATTTTCTTCATTCAAAATAACAAAATCTGACCATGGTCTGCCATATCTAATAATTTGCCAACACCATCTTAATCTCTCAGACCATCCAAGTGTTCTACCACTAAGACCTCTTTCAAAGAAGCTTAATGATACTTCATTTTCATCTTTAAACCTTTCTACTAAAAGTCCGTGTTCAAAACAATCACAAATGAGAAATGTTGAATCCTGATCCTTCATATTATTTTTTCCTTAAAATTGTATTAAATTTATTAATAACTTCTTTACAAACACGACTACCCTTGCTTAGTTTAGCATAACAATTATCATATATGTAAACTAAATCTCCGGGCTCAATCTTAGTACCCTCTTTTAACTTAGTATACTTTTTAAGTTCAACTTCTTCTATTTCAACAATATTATCAGCGCTCTTCATATTCTCCTCTCATTTCTTTGTAGGATATTTTATTAAACATCAATGCATCACCAATATGAATAAATCTTTGCATATCAGTTGCCCATGGATGTCTAAAAGCAAACACAATACTTGCAATGATTAAATATATAAAAGATACAACTGTTAAATAAGTTAAAGCAGTGTAAAGTTTATATTTAAACTGTTCTATTATATGATTCAACATAACTAATAATATTAGATTTACCCACTGGATTCATACTATGTACTTGATATGGAGGATGTTTTACACCCTTTTTCATACAATAATCAACCAACCATTTAGCACAATCATACCCAGTCTTTTCTGTATATTTGTCATATGGAATTGAGTCACCTTGTAAACCGTGACCGTAATGTCCAGATGCCAAGTCATGATCATAAGTTACAAACTTAGGAAGTCCTCTGAGTGTAATTAGATCTACAAACTCTTGATAGTTTCTTACTACGCTATAGTGTTGATTAGGAGGTAAATCAACCCAAGTAACATGGTTTGGTAACCTTTCATCATCCAAGAATAAATTGTAATTTGTTATCATTTTTTAATTTTCTCTTCTAAATATAGAGTATATTTAGCTTCTTGTCTACAGTTAACTAGTTTATAACCTAAGAAATCTGCTTTAATGACACGAATACCTTTTGAACCATATTCGTTCATTATAGTTTCCAACTCTTCGGTAGTAGATACATTATGTATTCTAACACTATATTTGTATTTCATACTGCTACCTCCGCTTTAATTGTTGGATGTGGATCATAGTTCAACAGCTTGATGTCGTCAAATTTGAAATCAAACAATGATTTAACCTCTGGATTCAACCACAAACTAGGCAGTGCTTTTGGTTCACGACTCATTTGTAGCTTGATTTGATCCAAGTGGTTGACATAAATGTGAGCATCACCGTGACTATGAGTAAATGTTCCCGGTACCATATTACTAACATGAGCAATCATTGCGGTCAACAAACTATATGACGCAATGTTAAAAGGAATTCCTAAGAAAAAATCGCAACTACGCTGGTATAACAAACAATTCAAACGACGAGTTGGAATATTGTCCTCGTTCAGTTTTTGAATGATCCACACATCAGATTTAGGAAGATTTACAGGACCAACTTGTTTCTGTAAAATTTCAATTCGTTCTTCCAGTGTCAATTCTTCTGTATGAAAGTGGAATAGACAATGGCACGGAGGTAAGGCACAATGATCTACCCAGTATGGATGCCATGCACTCACAATCATACGACGATCATCTGGATTGTTCTTTAACTTTTCAAGAACTTTTGTAATTTGATCAATTCTTCCTAGAAAAGTTAATGGTTCATCTCCACAATACATTCCCTTTGTTCCTAAAGATTTGAATTTTGGCATTGTTGATGGATCAATTTTATCAACAATTGTAAAAAATGGAAAATCCCGCCACATTCCACCATAAGTTCCTTCACCAAGCTCACCCCATTCCTTAGCAAATTCAACATCTTCTTTAATATTTTTTACATAAATTGGCAATATAGCTGATATATGTCCTTTAGCTCCTGTTTTCTCCATGTATCGTTTACAGGCCCATTCATTCCAGATTTTAACATCATTATCAACAAGATACTTGATGTTGGTATCTCCACTGATAAACCAAAGCAATTCATGTACGATTGCTGGCCAATGAACTTTTTTGGTTGTTAATAGAGGAAATGCGTTTAGATCCACATTGTATTTGGCTTGAGCACCAAAAATACCAATGGTATCTACACCAGTTCGGTTCTTTTTAAGTCGTCCGTTTGTCAAAATATCATTGACAATTCTGAAATATTCTGTGTCTACTTTATTCATGATTTATGGATTTACGGGTTCTTTATCAATTTTTTTCTGGTAATGGTGTTGTGTATAATGGAATGTATGGTGTATACACTGCGAAATCACCTATGATCATGTAATCTTTTTCGGTTGTTCCTTCTATTGGAAAATTGCCATTTTTGATTTGACTCGCAAGTATTTTACCACCTTCTAAAAACTCATTAAAAGTATATCCTTTATCTACTTTATTCATAGTTTTTTATTTCTTTACTGACATTTGCCAACATATTAACCATAAAGTTATAGAATTCTGTAATTTCTTTATTTTCCACGGTTTTGTTTATTAGAACATCTCTAATGTGTTGTCTGACATCGTTATGTTCATCGTTGAATACTGGACATTTGTTTCCGTATCTTATTTCCATTTCAACATCTCTGATGCATCTCATGTGATTAACATCATTACGATTGAATATTTGTATATCTACTTTGTTCATATTACTTACTATACTTGATAACTTTGTGCCCGTCAAATTCTTTTACAACTTCTTTATTAGTAAACAAATCTTCAAATGGTGGCATAAATGTATCACCTTCATAACTACCATTTACATGCGTAACATAAAATTCTGTAATATACGGTAATAATCTAACATATGTTTTAGCTCCACCCGCAACAATTACATCAGGATCATTATTTAAATCCATTAAAGATATATCGGTTGTATCTATAAGTTTACCACTAAGATTGTTTTTGTTAACAAAATATTGATTTTGAATATAAGCATCCAATTCTTCAATTCTTCTTGTTAATACCAGAATTTCTCTGTTTTTCAAAAATGGTAATGTATCAAATGTATTTTTACCCACAATAAGTTTTTTACCCGTGGTAAATTCTTTGAACCATTTGAAATCATTTGGAATATACCATGGAATTTTATTTTCTTTTCCAATACATCTATTTTCAGACATTGCCATTATTGCTTTCATTTGATATAGTCTAAGATTAATTTAATTGATTCTTCTATTGTATGCTTATCAGTATCAATGTCGAGATAATTGGTTAGTGGCGGTTCATAGTAATCTACCATTTTACCCTCACGTAATCTGTTACTGTGTAAATATATTTCTTTAACAATATGTTTGTTGTTGTTTTTTAATGACTCACGTAAATCTCTAAATGGTGATACAAGTGCTACAATAGTATAATCATTAGTTGTATCTGAATTGATAGATAAATTAATAGCGGTTTGTACATTTTTACGTCTACCATCTTTTGAATAGTCTACGTTTTTTGTAATTGTTCTTAATGAATCACCATCTATTATGATTGCGGTAAGATCTTTACGCATTTCATGTAAATGATGAGTCAATTCTAAAGCTAATGTAGTTTTACCACTATTGGGTTGTCCTGTAAACCATATAATCATTATACACTATATGTAACAGAACCATTTGGTGTTGTCAAGGTTAATGATGTAACTAATTCATTTGCATTTTTACCAAACCCACAAGAAAATGTTGAATATACAAAACAATTTGCGGTTTTTTCATTGAAAATAACTGATGTTTGATCCCACACAAAGTTTTCACCTGTTACAAATATCCACTCATCCATATTATTTACAGCAATACTTCCAACAGTTGGTGGTTGTGTTGGTGTACCAACTTCAAAAAATACATCAGATGCATATTCACCCTCACTTGTTTGAATTTTTATTGATTTAAATCCGTCTGATATATTAGTTGGAATTGAAAATGCTATTAATCCTTCATGGTATACTTTTAAATTTTCTACTGGTTGATCATTCAATAAAACAGTAGTACCATCAATTACAAATCCGTCTCCGTTAACGTATATCCATTGACCTGGAGGACCAAAAGTTGTTGATGTAGAGTTTATTAATATAGTCATAATATCATAAATATATATAAAAATACCCTAAGAAGTTAAAATCTTAGGGTATATTGTTTGCGGACTGAACTTAAATGTTTACAAGGTTGGTGATGTGAATGTACCTTGTTGTGTTTGTTGTTGTTCTTGGAATCTCTTATTGATTTCTTGATTCAAGATTCTAAGATTTTGTTGAGCTGTTTCTAGTTTAGCCAATTCATCATAAGCAAGGCTTTTCAACTCTACTACTGTTAGATCAGATAATTTTTTTTCCATATGATTGTATAATAACTATTGTGTTTCTGGTTTTGAATAAACAGGTTCTGCGTCAGCTACACCTGCTTGTTGACGTTTTGCCAATTCTTGGTTAAGAACTGATAAATTGTTGTTTGAAATGTTAATTTTTACATATTCATCAAAAGCAAGAGCTTTTAATTCATGAATATTTAGATCAGCTAGATTAATTGTATTTTGTTCCATATGTTTATATATTAAGGAGTTTTTTGTCCACTGTTTGCAAGTGATTCTTCCATTACCGCCTTGATTTCATTTTCAATTTCCTTGATTTTTTCTTTATAACCAGCGGCAATATCTTTGAAATCTTTTTTTACAAACAATAACTTGTCTGTCAACTCATATACCTTTTTTTCTGCTTCTTGTTTTGTCATATCATTATTAAATAGTAAGAACTTTTTGAAAATATTTATTATAATCCAAATCTTGTTTTTGTTATGTTATAGTTTTGCAACACTTCAGTTGCGGTTAATGCTCTATTATATATTTGTGCATTTGCTATATTACCTTGCCAGTATCTTCTATTAGCACCCGGATCTGATCCTATAGAAAGTATTGCAGCTGCATTTTGTTTGAGAGTGCCATTATATGCAACACTACCATCCAATATTCCATTTATATATAATGAAACTAATAATGTTGAAGAATTTGCAACTAAAGTAAGATTATACCAAGTATTAATTGATGGATTTGTTGCGTTAGATATTGTTTCAGCATAAGTGTTGTTGCTTTGTCTTACTCCCCAACCCCATCTTTTTGGAGATAAATCCGCTCTCAAAAATATCCAATATAATTCATCAGCAGATGTACTTAATTCAATTGGATTTCTTATATTTGCATCGTTAACAGTTAATCTTGCCCACACAGATACTGATACATTTGTCGCGGGATTTAAATTAACATTATAATTTATACCCACATATTGATTTGTTCCATTAAATACTATATTTCCACCATTCAAACCACTAAATGTTGGACCATTGGTTAAAGTTCCATTGTAATTATTACCACTCAAATCTCTCCAAGTAGTACCACTACCAATGTAACTATTTATATCAGCCGCATCTAATGTTAATAGTAATCCATTTGTTATTAAATCTGGTCCTGATGATGCTGCCATAATATTATAATCCAAATCTTGTTTTTGTTGCGTTATAGTTTTGAAACACTTCAGTTGCAGTTAATGCTCTATTATAAATTAAAGCACCAGAGATTCTACCATTCCATGGATATTGATATGTTCCACTAAATACTCTTGTACCAACAGACACTGCTTGTGAGGTATATGGTATTGTTGCAGGCCCACTTGCAATATTATCAACTACACCATTTCTATATAATATTTGAGATCCACCGACCGTATATACTCCAACCAAATTTACCCATGTAGCAATAGGAAATATTGTTGTACTAATTAATTGAGTTGGAGTAACTGTGAATCTAGGAAACTGACCAGCTGATAAAGATAAACCATATGATGCCGCGCCGCCTGAGTTTCCATCATTACATTTCCATAAAATTGTGGGAAATTGTCCATCAAAATCATTTAGTGGATTGTATTGTGTTACATATACCCAGGCAGATAAAGTAACCGATGTGGGTTGAAGTATGACTGTATCAGAAATAGTTACGGATTGATTTGCTACATTTGAAAAAACTATACTACCACCACTAAATGTAGGACTATTAGTAATTGTTCCTGTATTACCATTACCACTTAAATCTGTCCATGTAGTGCCTGTGCCACTATAACTATTTCTATCAGCCGCATCTAGTGCTAACACCAAACCACTTGTAACTATTTTTGGTCCTCTGGATAATGCCATATGATATAATTATAATCCAAATCTTGTTTTAGTAGCATTATAGTTCTGCAACACTTCAGTTGCACTTAATGCTCTATTGTAAATTAAAGTATTAGACATTCTACCAGCATATAATCTAGACGCATCTAGAAAAAATCCTTTTCCTAAAATAACATTGCTCATGGTACCCACAAAACCTGTGGGAGTTCCAACAGAAATTCTACCATTAGTTGTATCATATCCATTTAGATATGTAGTCGATGTATTGCCTGTAGAATTATAAGTTATACCCACACAATACCAACTATTTGCTACAAATCCCGAATTCATAGCTGCTTGTACATAATAAGAATCATTACTATTTGTTATATTAGAATATAACCATGAAAGATTTCCAGCGGTAGTCATTTCTAATCTCGGACCAATATTGCCAGTAGTCGCATTATAATTAAAATTACAATCCAAAATATTTCTGTAGCTAGTAACACTTGTTGGATAACACCAAACCAAAACTGTAAAACTAGTTATTGTACCAATATTTCCAACATTAACAAAATCATCAGTAGCATCAAAAAATATACTTCCTCCGTTTGCACCGTTAAAAGTTGGACCATTAGTTAATGTGCCTGTATAATTATTACCGCTTATATCTGTCCAAGTAGTGCCACTACCTCTATAACTATTTCTATCAGCAGCGTCTACGCAAAATACCAATCCATTTGTTACTGTTCTGGGTCCGTAATACATAAATTATTTATTTTCTAATTGTGATAATCTGTTTTCTAACTGTTCAATTTTTGCATTAGCTTCTTGTAAAGCTTTCACTGTTAATGCTAATATACCATCATAATCCAAACCATAAGTACCGTCTGGTTTATCACCGTCACCCAATACTAATTCTGGTTTAATTGGCAATACATCTTGTGCTATAAATCCATGACGTTTTACATTTGGATAATCTTTAAATTCAAATTTAACTGGTTTTAGTTTATTTATTGTGGTAGATGCATCTTCATAGATATATTCTACATTTTGTTTGGTTCTAATATCAGATGTACCGCCACCAGGAGTACTTAATACACCAGCATTAGTTAAACTAAGTATTACAACAGTATAAGCATCATTTATTATTTCAAGTGCACCTACTTGAGTTAAACGAAATGTCTTTTGTGGATTTGTAGCAGTTGATAATGTATGTCTCGTATATAAAAAGTCATGATATGAAGAACCACCCACGGTATTTTGACCAATGATCATCAAAGAACCACTAGTTGCTGAACTAGTACTACCAGATGAATTTAATAGTTGAATGCCACCACGTATATCTAACTTAGCAACTGGACTTGTTGTGCCTATACCAACATTTCCACTTGAATTTATAGTAACCGCAGTAGTGTTATTATTTTTTAAGAATAAATCAGTTCCGCTTCTTTCAATTCCTGAATAATAAGCTGATCCTGATCTGCTAAAAAATAATCCGCTAGCATTTGCATCCGGAACACAAACTTGTATAACAGCATTACTATTTTGTTCAAATACTGCAATTGCATTTGATGCAGTTGTTGAACTGCCTGCACTATTATAAACATGTAATTTATTATTTGGACTACTTGTACCTATACCTACATTACCACCGTTTGTGATGCGCATTCTTTCACTTGAATTCATTTGGAATGTCATGAAAGCCGTACCGTTATCATCATCAGCTAGTAATCTAACTTCACCTGTGGTAGAATTACAATATAAACCAAATATATCATCTCCACTCAAATCTCTCATTACATATGCAAGTTTACCACTTGAAAAATCATCATATAGTGTAAACTTATTTCCAAAATTTGAACCGTTACCAATTTGCAATGATCCTGAAACGTGTAATTGAGTTGCAGGACTGGTTGTACCTATACCAACATTACCACTACTATCTATTGTAAGAGCGTCTTCATTCCAAACATTGGTTGGTTTTCTTGTACTAAATCTTAAATCTCCACCATAACCAGAACCACCTCCTGCTCCTACAACACGAATTTTTCCACGAGCATTATTACCTACTGAATAATTTGAATGAAAATATAAATATTCTTCATTACCTTGAAGACCAACAGAACCACTAATGCTTAAATTATAACTTGGACTAGTTAATCCTATACCAACATTACCATCACCTTTAATTGTTAATTTTGCGGTTGAATCAGTTCTAAATATTATAGATCTTACTGCACTATCATGACCAAAATAACTAGCAGTATCATCCATTGTGAATGTTGTTGTATATCCAGATGTAGATGTACCACTAAATACGTAAGTTGAAGCTGCATTTGTTCTAACTTCTAATTTACCACCAGGACTAATTGTGCCTATACCTACATTACCACCACTTGTAATACGAACTCTTTCCGTATCAGTTGTGTTTAAAACAAAATCATTACCACTTTGAGTACCAACAACAAATGTATTTCTAAAAGAAACATTGCCAGTAGCACTACCACCTGTACCAAAATAACCAACGGCTGATCCAACCGAACCTTGATAAATTCTTATAGCATTATAATCAGATGTAGATGTTGAATAATTATAAAATACTGCGTTGTATGGTCCAGATGAAATATTAAAATTATTTGCGGTACTACTATTTATACCACCAACAATATCTAACTTAGCACCAGGACTACTACTACCTATACCAACATTACCATCTGAGGCAATACGCATTCTTTCAGAAGAATTTGTTGAGATTGTAAGAGAACCTGCTTCTGATACAAATAATTGTAGTTGACCTGTTCCTTTATGTTCTAATCTACTATTTGCATTAGCTCCTGTATCATAACGAATCAATCTTAAACCATAATCAGTATAAGTTGCGTCTCCTACCAAATCTAGATAAGAATTACCATTACCACTTCTGCCACTACCAATTTCTAATCTTGCATCTGCGGTTGTAGCGGTTGTAATTAAAAATGTATCTCCAACTCTACCAGTACCACTTACATCCAATTTGTAAGCAGGACTGGTTGTTCCAATGCCAACATTACCACCATCTGCTTTGATAGTCATGCGAGTAGTCATTGTTCCAGCAACATTTTGTCTAAAATAGATATCACCATACACTTGACCGGATGTTACGATGTATGTATTATCAATATATGAAACCGCAGAGTTCGCATTATATATTAGATGAAGACCATGTGTGTCTGAATTATTATAACTAATCTTTATACCTTGATCCCCAGTACTTGAATTATTAATTCTAACAAATGGATTGGTACCCTGTACATGTAATAATGTTGAAGGACTAGTTGTACCAATACCAATATTACCAGTACCAGTTTGTATAGTTAATCTATAACCTGTGTCAAAGAAATAAAATTGATTATTATTTGTACCATTTCCGGCATTATTTGTTCCAACTTGCCAATCACCATTTAAACTGATAAATCTAATATCTTGTTCACTGGATGATCCATTTCCTATTCTTATATCACCTCTTACATCCAATATATAAGCCGGACTACTTGTACCTATACCTACGTTACCAGAGGTATTGATAAACATAGCATTGTTAAATCCGCCGCTATATGTTTTAAACGTTATACCTCCAGCGCCTTCTATACTAATTGTATCCGTTGCATTTATTGCATTATATATTCTAGTAGTACCAGCCGCATATAATCCAATACTTCCACTTACTGAAAGTTTATCCAAGGGATTGCTTGTACCTATACCAATGTTACCATTATCAAATATTGATCCTGTAGCCACCGTAGAAGCTGATGAAAATTTAACAACATAATTAGTAGTACCACTCACAGATACACTAGTACCAGATGAACCAGAAGTGCCACTTGATCCGCTACTTCCACTAGTACCGCTTGATCCTGATGTACCTGAACTGCCTGATGTTCCGCTACTTCCACTAGTACCAGAACTACCAGATGAGCCTGATGTGCCGGAAGATCCTGAACTACCTGAAGTACCGGATGATCCGCTTGTACCGGAACTACCACTTGTACCTGATGATCCAGATGTTCCAGATGACCCAGAGGTACCACTTGATCCAGATGTACCACTTATACCATTGTATACCCATGATATTGTACAAACATCTGATATGGTACCATTCGCCACAAGTGGCGTATCAACTTGAAACTCATAAACACTACCTGTTGAAGTAATGGATATAACTCTCCAGATACCAATAATATTGTTAGAACCTACTTGTGTGATTTGTAAATAGACAGTGTAACCAAGGTCCTGTATACTGTCTACTCCGAAAAGCCATGTAGAATAATCTGCTCCGTTTGCCGCATCTGTATTTATGTAGACATATTCAATTAAACTCATTACAGGATTATCCGTTCCAAAAACTCCACTTCCAGGAGTAATAGTGACAGCATAAATCCATCTACCGCTATTTGAAGAATCATTACCATCTATACCAGATGATCCTGATGAACCGGACGTTCCGCTTGATCCTGATGAACCGGACGTTCCGCTTGATCCTGATGTACCAGAAGAACCACTACTACCAGATGTGCCAGAACTACCACTAGTACCACTGCTTCCACTTGTTCCGCTTGAACCTGAAGTTCCATCTGCACCACTCAATTTATAATGAACAACACCATTGTCATCCACTGTCAAAAACTTTGTGTCAGTAGCAAGACCAACGCCCTCAAACCTAACAGGATTTGATGATGAGGATACATGTAATGGATTTGTAGGTTGATTTACACCAATTCCTACATCCACTTCATTTCCAACTCCATTTGCTATTACTGTACTAAATGTTGCCATATTTTATAAATATTAAAGTATTTGTTTTAACCTCACAGTTGTATTGTTTCCTACATAACCAACCGCATATGATCCAATCACAACTCTAATTGATGTACTTTGACCAACACCTTTCTGCGTCACATCAACTGACGCAGAATTAAAATAAATTGAAGCAGTTAATGCATTTCCACCACTAGAATATAATAAACGTGGATCTGGACTTTCTTGTACATAATTGATAAAAGTAGTTGCAACTGAACCAGTTTTTCCTGTACCAACAATTATTTTTCCATAAATAACATCTTGGTAATTACTTGACTCACCTGCATTAGGATTACCCTTAATTGTAACTTCATAAACTTCACCAGTTCCTGTTGATGTAAATGTATCAAATATAGCGGATTGACCACTTGTTGTGGTTAAATTAAAAGACTTACCATAAAAAGCATTTGCTTGCACATCACCAACCACATCAACCTTAGCTGAAGGTGAAGTTGTACCAACACCAATATTACTATTGTTTTGATAAATTATACTAGAAGTAATAGTATTACCGCCATTAATTAAAGGAATATAATTTGATATTAAATTGACTTGATTATCAGGTCCAAGTATAATTTGCCTATTGCCTACGGTTTCACTACTGCTTACAAATAAATAATTGTTTTGACTGTCCCATAAAAGTGAACTGAAATTATTGCTTCCACTATCATGTAATTCTAATCCAGCATATCTTTTGTGTGGATTTAAAGCGTTTAATGTAATTATATTATCCGCAACAATAAACTCACTTGAGGTTATATAAATTGTACTTGAACTAAAGTTAGAAGCATATAAAGTACCTGTTACTAATAAATTGCTTGATGTTAAACTTGAAACAATATAATTATTTGTTGATACTAAATAACTCGCAGTTAAACTATTGTTACTCCAAGACGCAGTAATATTTGTATTAGTAGGCGCAAATGATGCAGATAAAGCAAATGAAGATGATGTAGATGTATTACTATAACTGCTGGTATTTGAATAAGAAGCAGTTAATGAATATGATGAACTAAGTGCATTTAAACTATAACTAGCACTTGTTGAATTATTACTATAACTGCTTGTATCACTGTAACTAGAACTAATTACACTGCCACTCCAATAACTTGCGGTTAATGAATAAGATGCAGATGTACTATTATTACTATAACTACTTGTTAAACTATAACTAGCACTTACTACATTATTTGCCCAACTACTTGTAATTGGATAAGTGCTGCCTGTAACTAAAGTTGTTCCTGAACCAGATAAATTAAGAGAATTGCCAAAACCGTCATAATAGCTTCCTGATGCTATTTGAACTAATCGACCATATGTGAACGATACTTTGTTTCCTGTAAGGTCATATAACGACATATATTATCTATAATTATATTATGACAAATCATCAGAAAGTAATGTATATAATTCAGTCATTATTTTATCATACAAACTATTTTCAACCTTGTTTTCAGTTAAGTAATTTTGTATTGTTTTAATTACCTTGGTTTTGTCTTCCTTTTTAAATATGTTCAGATTGGTTCTGATTATATTTTTATTTATTCTATGAGCATGTTCCTTGATCAACAATGTTTCATCATTCTTGATATCACTAATGGTAACCTTTGGCTTTGAATCAGTTACCTTGATACCTTCTGATTCAGTCAATGTTTCTTTAGATTTACCATTTATTGAAGTCACCTCCACTTTTCTTGATACCTCCGTTACATACTCAGTTTCATACGGTGTAAAATATGTATCTTCCGCAATTACTTCCAAAAACATGTTACCCTTGACATTTTCATCGAGAATACCCTTTAACTTTTTAACGGGAATTGTTACCTGACCATCACTATCAATGGTACCTTTTAACTTAATATCAAAGTCATCACCTTCAATGATCATGTTGATCTTTGATTTTTTTAAACTAGCACCTTGAATTTTTAAACTACATTCAAAGTTTTTGGCTTGGTCAAGTTGAATGGTATACATATTAATCTTTCTTTGAAATTTCTATTTTTAAGTAATCTGTCATAATTGTTTGGATGTCTTTTACAGTGACTTTTATACTTTCTTGTTTCTTCTTCTTTTCCTTGTAATGTTCATTTCCTAACTTTATAAGTACTGTAATTAGTTTTTCTTTCTTGGGTTCAGGCAACTTTTCTAGGTTTCTAGCTATCTCACGTTCAACTTCTTGTGGATCTCTAGCACCGCCTACACCCACAAGTTCTTCAACTATGATATATATTTCATCCCACAAACGTTGTTCATCTTCCCAATTTACATTTAGTTCCTCCCAATTTTGATAATAGATTGACATTTATTATAGATATAAATATACAAAAAAACCAATAATAAATTAATATTATTGGTTGTTATGCTTTTAAACTAAAATGGTGGACACAGCGAGAGTTGAACTCGCGTCTTTAAAATATTACTACAATCAGACTACATGTTTATATATTTTATTATTTTTAATGGAAATAATACAAAATATCTAAAAATATTTCCCTTAAAATTTACTAAAATCTTAATTAATCACGCAAATTAAATGATCAATCCAGTCTGATGTTTTACACCCAACATAATTATCAGACATCATTATATTGAATGCGCAACCTTTAGGCTGCTAGTGCTACTACATCACGGGAGGTGAAATCATAGCTAATTACATTATCTTCAGCAGTTAATGTTTTGATAGAAATTTTAAGAGGCCAACTATCATCCTCTACATGCCTAACTGTACTAGAATCTTAAATCGAAACCAGTATGTGCCCATAAAATGTTAAAGATCAAAAAATTCTTTATATGTTAGTTTTTCACTAATTGCCTTACGCATTAGATCAAAATACATCTTTGCCTTCTCTTTGTCAACAGGTAACTTACCTTTTAAGTTATTTATATTTTTAACCAAATCACCAATTTCTTTTTTAATACTCATGGATTCAATTGGATTATTATCCTTTTTATCCAATTCATCACGCAAATCTTCTAACTTGGATTCCAAGTCTTGTATTTGTTTTTTTATTTTTTCAACTGAATCCATAATATTAAAATGGAGCGGGTAGCCGGAATTGAACCGGCACATCGACCTTGGCAAGGTTGCAGGCTACCACTACATCATACCCGCGCTCTTTAAATTATAAGTATTTCCAACTATCTCTTTCATAACCAAAAAATTCAAATATGTTTTGGTTACGTTTAAAAACTTCATCCGCTAATTGTTGATTATAATAAAATTGATAATCACTATATTTACCATCATCTATTCTTTTTAAATTAGATTTATATACATTTTGTTTGACACAACCAAAATTTAAATCATATGGTAATTTTACAACATCATTATCAATATTTTCATATTTAATCAAATACTCAATAGATCTACTATATGTTTCACAAATATTAATTACATGATTTTCTACATCCATCCAATTATAATCTGATAAAATAAAATTTTCAAATGTATTATACTCATTTAGTGCCCATTGCCATGTTGACACATACTTTGAATACGGATTTCTTACACACATTATTATTTTGTAATCATTGTATATACTATGATCATATACAACTTCATGCGTATACATACTACAATTCAAATCATATATGTTTTTGAACTGTAATTTATCCCAAAATATTGTGTGTAGTGTTCTACTCGCAGAACGCGGAGTAGCAAACCATAACAATTTATATTTATCACTAACATTCATAAAAATGGTGGACCGTAAGAGAATCGAACTCTTCCCTAAAGCTTGCAAAGCTCCCGTGCTACCACTATCACTAACAGCCCATTTATAAATCTTACACCAATATATAGTATAAGTCAAATCAAAAAACAAAAATTGGATGACCGTGACTTGCGAATATACGAGGATTTCACTAAGCGTTCCATATTTCGGTCAAGTCCAACGGCACTGTGCGCACAGAAACCATAAACTTAAATCGAATGTCTATCTCGTCAACTTCAGTCTCATCTACCTCCTAATGGCAGAGTGCTATAATTCTATACACCAACGATCAAATCTAAAACTTATCTCAGACACCTTGGCGGTTTTATGGGCATATTTAACCCACAGATTATTAGCCGAACACAGCCGTTGGTTATTGTTTCAGACCTAGCCAAGTTCAAACCTCTACCATTGTCTGATATAAAAATGGTCGGGGTGACAGGACTTGCACCTGCAGCTTCCTGACTCCAGATCAGGCCGTCTCCTAATTGACAATACACCCCGAATAAATTGTTGTCGGTGTTTGATGAACGGATCTTTCGATCACTAGTTCTTACTCTTGTAACTGATGATCACTCATTACAATTTCTCTAAAATTACACCCTTAACCGACATATATAAAATGGTTGGGGATGATGGAATCGAACCACCACAAGCAGATTCAAAGTCTGCCGCACTACCATTATGCAAATCCCCAGTTAAATTGGAGCGGGTAGAGGGAATCGAACCCTCTCATGGGCTTTGGAAGAGCCCCAGACTACCGTTACATCACACCCGCTTTAAATGGCGGAGGCGAAGGGTGCTGCCCCCTCAGTGGCTTTTAGACCACGGCAGTTTAGCAAACTGCTGTAGAAACCTGACTATCTACGTCACCTCCATAAAATTTTGACAAACTCCGATTTCTTCAAGAGACGATAACTTACTATATCAGTCTTCGGTTCCATTGTCAAGTGGAGTTGTATTAAAATGGCGGAAGCAGTAGGACTCGCACCTACGAGGGTTTATGGCCCCAGGCGTTTTCAAGACGCTTTCCTCGACTAACCGGACTACTTCCGTATAAATTATAAATTGGTGGACCAGGTAAGAATCGAACTCACATCAGACTGATTGCAAACCAGTCTCGCTTAGCCTTAGAACATGCCAGCCCATAAATTTGGTAGGTGTGGTAGGATTCGAACCTACATAGGATACAATATTTTAAGTATTGCGGTTGTTCCAGTTTCCCTCATCCACACACCCGTTAAATTGGTAGTTACGACTGGATTCGAACCAGCACTATTCTATTTTTGAGATAGACGACTCCTTCCAGTTGGTCTACGTAACCATTGAAATTGGTGGGCATAGAGGGACTTGAACCCCCACGGATTTCTCCACGAGCTTCTAAGACTCGCATGGCTGCCAATTACATCATATGCCCAATAAAATGGTCGGAATGATAGGATTTGAACCTACGACATCTTGCTCCCAAAGCAAGCGCTCTAGCCAAACTGAGCTACATTCCGATTAAAATGGTAGGCGGTAAAGGATTTGAACCTCTGGCCTTGACCGTGTAAAGGTCCTGCTCTTCCACTGAGCTAACCGCCCATTTAAAATTTGTTGGATTGTGTACCTATCGTTGGTAGCCCTTATTTCTAAGAACCGGCGTCTCCTATTCCTTGGCTCGCCTCTACGGTTTTGATCTCAGTTCAAACTTTCTAAAGACTGTTGATGTTGTTCACATCATGTATTCAATTTACCACACCTTCTCAATTTGTCAACACCCAAAAATCAAAAACCCGTCATCTTTTTTGTAGAGTGACGGGTTGATTCTTTAAGAGCAAACAACCTCACACTCAACTTCCGGATGGGAGTTGACTGGCTTGACTAGGTTGTGAAACTGAATTCATACTATGACAATATATATCAACAAATATTTGAAATCAACAAATTTATTTAAAAAGTTTTAAAATCACTTAAATTAACTTCATTAACTTTATATCCAGCACTTAATGTAGATATTGTATTATTGACTTCACTTATGTAACTAGGAATATTTGTAGCTAAACCTGCCATAGTTCCTAATGTCATATACCACCCACCAATTAATACAATTTGATTATTTATGATTGTACTAACAATATTACCACTATCACCGCCAATTAAAGCTTCAAAATATTGTGCTCTATTAGTATCTTTTGAAATGTTTAATAATGTATTAATTGATCCGTAAGTAGTATTGATAAGTCCATTCTCACCAATTAAAGCTTTTCTTTCTTGATCTGAATATAGAATTGGAAAATTGGTTTTGTTTGCATCAAAGTATTTGAGATAATTAGCTGGTAATACATCATATACTTTTAATGACGCATCAACTTCTTTATCTAATTCACCAATTAAAATATCTGTATTACCCACTCTTTTTGTTTTAATAACATTATAAACTAACGATACATTATTATTGTTTACAAAGAAAATTAGAAATGGTGAATTTGAATATGGTACATGATTCGCTAACAAAACATGTTTACGAGTAATTAATGTTCCACCACCAACTCCTCCAAGAGGAACTATACAAGCAGCATATCCAGTTAAATCTAAATTTTTTGCCCAACAATTATTATTTCGTGGCCAATTATAAGGATTGGCATAAGGAGTTAAAATATTCTTATCCTTTTTTTCTTTAATCAAATTATCAAAGTTAGAATTTATATGTGTTAACAAATCTAACTTTACTGCAGATGTTGTACTGCTTGTTATTGATAGTGTTGATGATAAAGCATCCTTCTTTGATTGTTCAATTATTTTTTGTAATAAAATTGCATGTTCCGTTAATAAACTTTCCATTGCTGTTGGCATAAAATAAACCCCTTCTTTAATTATATATATCTATAAAACAAAAAACCGTTAACTTTTTACAGTTAGCGGTTTAAATTATTTTAGTTTGACTATTAGAATGTGTACTTAACACCTGCGGAATATAGAACTTCAGCAGTCAATTCTTCAGTAGCAAAACGGTACTTAGCAGTACTAAAGTTGTTGTCAATTACACCAACTTCAGCATATGGTACAAAGTTACCAATTGGACGGGATACGTTCAACTTGGCAGTAACTGCGTCATAACGTTCAAACTTTACGAATTCAGCAGATGGAGTTGCCTTGAATCCAAATGGTAGACCAAATGTATGATATACACCTGCACCAACACCAGCTTGTTCTAGGTTAATATCATAAACACCACGAACATATGGAGTCAACCATGGATTTTGTGCTTCCAACTTGACACCAAATTCTGTGGAATTCTTAATACCAAATCCACCAGCTTGGTGACGAGTGGCAGTTGCATCCAAACGCAATGTCAACCATTCAAAGGTCTTTACACCCTTACCTGTACCAACGGTCCAGTGTGATTGATCAATGCCATCCTTTGGCAACAATACACCACTAACATATACATCCGCATACTTTAGTGACTTAACTGCAGCAAAACCTGCATAAGCTGTACCTTCTGCACGACTTACACCGTTGATAATGTATTGGTTGTTGTATCCTGCATCAAATGTCAATGATGAGGTATCTTCTGCGGTTACGGATGCAGCTGCAAAAAGAGCAGCCAATACTAATACTAGTTTCTTCATATTTATTTTATTATTTATCTTTCTTGTTTCTGTTTAACTAATAAACTTCACTCAAAGTTTATTCACTTAACTTATTCATCATACATTGATCTTTAAGAATATCAACTTATTATATAATGACAGTTCTGAACATAACTATTGTCTTTATTTTATAAAAATTAAAAATATTTTCCACCCAATATTTACTATATATAACAAACTATGGAAACTACAACAGAACAACCAACTCAACAAAAAATTAAATTAAATCCAAAAAAAATTGTTAATTTCTTAATTGTACCATTAGCAATTTTAGGACTAATAACATACTTTGTATTTTTAAATAACAGTTATAAAAACTTAACAGGCAAATTCAACAAACAAACTGAACTTGTTGTAAACCAAAATTTGCTCATCACAAATCTCAATTTTAAAAATTCAGAATTGTCCACCGTAATTAAAAATTATGATCAAAAATTCAGCTTCTTACAAACAAATGTAGCACACCTACAACAACTTACAGACAACTTAAAAAGATCATCTGAAGACAAAGATATCAAAATTAAATTGCTTGAACAAGAAAAAGGAGCACTTGAATCTGATGTCAAATCACTACGTAACACTATAGTAAAAATGACCGCAGAAATCGTAGATTACAGTGAAGAATTGAAAAAAGCCAAGACTGAAACTGACCAAAATGATTTGATAAAAAAGATTGCAAAACTCACAGAAGAAAGAAATTTCTTACAAGATCAAGTCAAACAATATGAAAAAATCATAGATGACTTAAGAAAAGAAAATACCATTTTAGCAGCAAAATTAAGGGAAAATCTCAAAAAAGAAGGTTTTGAATTCAACTCTCCAATTGGTAGTTGGCCCAAAGGAACAGAGACATTAATGAAAATTTCCAGAGAAAATTTTAAGAAAAAGCTAGATGAATTGAACAAAATCAAAGAAAAAGAAGAACCAAAAAAAGAGGAAAAAAGTGAAGAAAAACCCAAAAAACAAGGATTTTTTAAGAACCTATTCAAATAAAAAAATATAAATTATGCCATACGAATACCACGCAAAAGTTACTGAAGTTGTTGACGGAGATACCATAGTCATTGATATTGATCTGGGTTTTGATGTCATCTTTACAAAACAAAAAGTGCGACTTTTAGGAGTTGATACCCCAGAAAGCCGCACTTCAGACAAAACAGAAAAAGTATTTGGTTTAGCAAGCAAAGACTATGTTAAAAAATTTATTGAGTCTTGTCCTGATAAACACGTTATTATTAGAACCCATGTCAGTGATGATGTAGATAGTAACGGTAGAGAGAAATTTGGTCGACTTTTAGGTGAAATTATACAACCAGATACCAAAAAGGTACTCAATGATGAACTCATTACAAATGGTTACGCAGTGCGTTACATGGGTGAAAATAAAGATAAAGTAAAAGATCAACACCTAAAAAATAGAAAACGCCTTATTGATGAAGGCGTTGTAAAAATGTCTTATAAAGACGCTGGTGTACTATAATAGTATCACTTTAATTTATGGGTTACCCAATCAATTCTGTGTTTGGTAACCCAATCTATTAACGCTTTCTCAAATCCTATATCATTACCTTTCTTTTCACTCTCAATCCATTTATGTTTTTCTATTTCCCTCTTCAATTCCATAAATTTTTGATATAGATTAGCATTTTGCATACAAAAATAAATACAACTCTGAAACAGTAATGTAACATTTTTGTTTATTTAAAATTGGAGTCCCGTGTTGGATTTGCACCAACGATTTTAGAGTTTTGCAGACTCTCGCTTTTGTCTACTCAGCCAACGGGACATAAAAATATAATATCAAAGTTACCAAGCCCTACAGGACCAATATCTGGCTTTAGTACGTGGACCAGGATTATCACAATTATGTCTTGCTCTAAAGTTTTTTCTACGTGCTGGATTATTCTTTTTTATGGTCATTCTTTTACCTTTAGCTGAAGATCCACCAAATCCAAAATTTACCTTAACTACTTTTCCTTTAGGATTTTTAACGTATACTTTAAATTTCTTGACATCGCCTTGCATTCGTTTACCAAGGCGCACTTTACGACCACGATATTCCGCTTCACATAATGGTTGCTTATATTCTCTCATGAATTGAACAAATTCTTTTATATCTTGTTCACTTTCAACATCATATTCTTCTATATTGTCGTCATCTTCTAAAGCTTCTTTTCTAACACAATTTGGTACCATCCTTCCGCCTTTTTCCTTCATACCAATTTGTTTATGAGTATCCCAACACGCCTCTTCAATCTCATTTAGAAGTTCTTTTAACTTAATCATATCTATAAATATAGAAATTAAAATAAAATATCATAAAAATGGAGCTTCTTGACGGAAATCGCACCGTCTTCTCAACATTACCAATGTCGTGTAATACTAATATACTAAAGAAGCAAAAATGGCACACCCGGCAGGATTCGAACCTGCAATCTTCTCGTTAGAACCGAGTCGCTTTAGTCCAGTTTAGCTACGAGTGCGTTGAATTTGTTAGTAGTTATGTTCTCACCAGTGATCACTGAGTAAAGGGAATTGAACCCAACATTTACTAACAAAAATGGTAGGGTAGAGGAGATTCGAACTCCTGACCTTCTGTGTGTAAAACAGACGCTCTCCCGAATTGAGCTACCACCCCGTTATAAAATTACCCACCACTGTTCGAACAATGGTGGCACCAACACGATAGTTGCCTCCTAGGCGTATTCGGTTTGTGTTCGTCGTCAACACAAATCCCGCTATCTCTTTTACCACACGACCTGCTTCATAGAGTTGGTGAAAATGGTTGACCGTGCCGGTTACGCTCCGGCGTAGGACGATTATCAGTCGTCTATTCTGCTATTGAATTAACGGTCAATTAAAATGGCGGGACTGGTGGGATTTGAACCCAACTTTCTTACCGTGACAGGGTAAGCGATGATGCCATTCTCTTACAATCCCATTGAAATTGGATTTTTAGAAGGATTTCACGAAAAATGTGTTCTACACTCATTAAGGAGTCGCACCTTAAACCTCCCGCTTTCAACGGCGGGCATTCTTCTCTTAAACTACATTCGTATCTATCTTCAAGGAAAAAGTATCAGGAGCGACCCAATACAAACCTTCTTGACTAGCTTTGTCAAATAACAAAAATTGGTGCTGTGCTCTCCACGCCGTCTCTGTGTTTTACCGATTGTACCGGTCGGCAGTCACTTATGGGGCCAGTTACCCATTAAATTGGTGGAGCCAGTGGGTAATGCTCCCACACGAATCGTCCGGTTAAAAGCCGGCTGCCCGTCTATTGTGGCTTTGACTCCATAAATTGGTGGGTCTTTCCCTCTGTCACTCTTTAATCCCTAGGATTTCAACCCCGGCAAATATCGGTTACGAGTTACCGCTAGACTTATAAATTGGTGGACCGGGTGGGATTTATTTTTTAATCATTTCCCAATCCATTCACTATTTATTAGTATGAAAACTATAACACAAGAATGTTGCGTTTGTCAACATAAATTTGAAATGGAAATTAAATACTACAATCGTAACTTGAAAAAAAACAGAAAGTCGTGTTGTAGCCGTAAATGTGGAAGTGTAATAGGAGCTAGTGTTATGAAAAACAACCCAACACTAAATAAACACAACCGATACGATATAATTAAACATTCCGGTAATAAACTTGATGTATATTCTCCATTTAGAAAATTTCTTAACGTATGTAAGACTAGATCAAAAAAGAATAATTCTGTTTGTGATTTAGACGTTGAATATCTATTAAATCTTTGGAATAGTCAAAACAAAAAGTGTCCTTATACCGGACTTGAAATGATTTTACCGCCATCATCTTCTTCATTTCACAATGAAAAATCTTTAAAAAAAACTAGTCTTGACAGAATTGACTCTTCAAAAGGATATATAAAAGGCAACGTTGAATTTGTTACACAATTTATTAATCTAGCTAAGAACGACTATTCTAAGTCAGATGTTACTGACATTATTGATGAAATAAAAATGGTGGCTCCGTAGGGTAACGATCCCTCTTCCACTGATTAAGAGTCAGTTGCTCATCCTGCTAAAGCTTCGGGGCCATAAATTAACTTGAGCGGGATATCTCGTAGTTATGAGACCATTACGGATTTTTTATACCCGGAAAAAAAAGAATATCTTCTTTAGATCCTTATGGAACCGATTGAATCTTTCATACGCCACTCAAAATTGGTGGAAGTGGTGGGTACTGCCCCCACACGAATATTCTGATTAAGAGTCAGATGCCCGTCTATTGTAGCTTCACTTCCATTATTAAAAATTTCATCTACTATTGTCAACGAACTATAATCATCTTACCACACTTTATCGCTTCGTCAACAACTTTCTTAAAAAATGGCCCGGCAGGTTGGTAACGCTCCAACATCTCGTCCTCTTCAGGGACACGCTAATCTATTTCAGCTACTACCGGATCTTAAATCTATTGACAAGTCAAAGGAATCGAACCTTTTCGGAACAGAGTCGCCTGCTCCTTTACCACGCCCTGCGCACTAGCACCTGTCAAAAAAATGGTTCTCAATGTCGCTCACGTACTGCGACTCTCACGGACTCATAATGCGATGTGCGGGTGTCCGTTGTGCATTCAAACAAATCTATTTCCCCTAGTTTTTACGATATTGAACTGATTTAACGACTATTGTGTCTGTTCGGCCCTTCCACCGATTCACGTTTTTTATGGTTGCCCATCGCATTGTTACACAACAATTTTATTTTCAGTGTTTACGTATATCCTCAGTTACCTTGATATGTTTCGTATATACACCAATTGAGAAAATGGTGGGGTATGTAGGTAATGCTCCTACCCAGCCCGAAGGCAACGGTTTTACAGACCGCTCTGCGTCTTTATCAGTATAATACCCCAAAAAATATATAATGTATGATGAACAATGAAATTATTTAAATTTCTAAGGCACTTTATGTTCATACTATTGCAATTTGATCAACTGCCTAACCCTTAATCAGTATACTCCATACATCATATAAAACTATTGAAAAATGGCTCCAGCGGAGGGCATCGAACCCCCAACCCTGCGGTTAACTTTGGCCTTGTGAGATTTGCACTCTCTATTAAATAATACTTTATGGCCCACAGCCGCATGCTCTACCATTGAGCTACACTGGAATTGAAAATGGCTCTCAGAAAAGGAATCGCACCCTTATCATTCGGGTAACAACCGAAGGTAATACTATTATACGATCTGAGAATTAAAAAAATGTTTACTGGATTTCACTATGCTTGTTCCACCTACTAATTATAACCTCGTCAGATTATAACCTTCAATGTCTATCAGTGTCAATACATTACTTACTACTTCAACTATTGATTCAGATTCGAACTGAATGACTCCTGCATACAGCGCAGTTGCTTTACCAGTTAAGCTACGTTCGTTGCCTTCACCTAATGTATTTGAAAATTATTTATATACTCTACCTTTAACATATCCGTTTGTCAAGTATGTTTGTAGTTGTTCTTTTTTAATTTTAAGATTTTTATTTGTTTCAGAATGATATACCCAACAAGTTCCATATTGGGAATTTTTTGCACCGGATTGTGCTACTTTTAGTTTTTCTCCGATTTTCTTTTTTGTATCTTCTTTATGTTTTTTACCGGTCCAATGAAAAGCATTTTGTTTCCATTTTTCCTTTAAAGATGTTGATACTTTCTGTTTCCATTCTTCAAATAATCCTTTTTCAATTAAAAATTCTTTTATCTTATCTCCGGTCAACAAATTCTTTTTCCTAATCTCAATATTTTTATGATGTATATTTTTTCCAGATTCGTTTATATAAGAATAACCGCCATAACCACCTTCCATTATATTGTAAGTATTATTTGATTCAATAAATAATTGGTTTACAATTTCTCTTTCTTTGGAAAACATTTCTTCAGCGGTATCAAATATAAATAAAATTTCTTTAATAAAATTTTCTTCACCATATTTTTGTATTGCTCTTTTTAGAAGTTTTCCAGAACCCATATAATTGTCCTGCAAATTTTTTGTTTTATGCATTCCAATGTAAATTTTTTGGTTCAATTTATTTGTAATCTTATATATCGTGTATTTATATTGAGCGTTCGTGTCCATAATAATAAATATAGACACGAACTCAAATAATATTATTTTTTTTGAAATGCATCCACCGTAAGAATCGAACTTACCCACGGGCTTTTGGAGAGCCTGTCGCCTAATCCTTGGAACATTGGCGGATATTTATTGAGGTCGTCTGAGCCAATCAGTTAATACATCATTTATAGACCTTGATCACGGTTATGTAATACTGTGTGAACCTCAAAAAATGGTAGTCGCATTGGGATTTGAACCCTATTCTCCATCTTGAGAGGATGGTGTCCTAACACACATAGACGATGTGACCGTTAAATATTGTGACGAGATTACCCCAGTAGGAATTACCCGGCATGCAAGGGCTCCTTCAATCTTTTGGGTTTAAGTCTCTTTGTTGCCCTCGTCACTTTTAAAATGGTAGCCTATGCCGGTGCTGCCCCGGCTACTCCTGAGTGAAAGTCAGGTGACTTAGCTGGTTGTCGAATAGGCCATTAAATTGGCGCTTCAGTGAGGATTCGAACCCCAAACTCAACGTTCGTAGCGTTGTGTGATAAATCCATTTTCACCACCGAAGCATAAATTGGTTACCCCACTTGGATTTTCACCAAGGTTGATGTCTCAGAGAACACATCCGTCCTAAACCTAGACGATAGGGTAATTAAAATTGGGGTGATATACGAGTGCCGCCCTCGTTCCGTGAGTTTCACAAACTCAAATGCTAACTGTTACACCAATATCACCATTACTATAAACTGGAGCCGTTGACAGGATTCGAACCTGCGATGATTTTCCAGTTTACAAAACTGGTGTTTTCAACCACTCAACTCACAACGGCGTTAAAATTACTTACTTACAACATTCACAGTAATCACCTCAGTAATACTGTCATCGCCCTATGGGTTCTGAATTGATACATAACACCCACGGACCAATCAATTGATTTTCCCAGTTCTCACCTTATTGTCAATTACTTGACTCACTGGCGGAGGTTCAACAGATGGAGTTTCAAACCTTCCTTACTCTTCACTCAGTCTATCACAGCTTTCACCGTTGTCAACTGACTTTTAAAATTTTCTTTTTGTCACCCAGTAAACTACTTACGCCGTTCACTGTTTAACTACTCTACCACACACTCAAAGAACTTCAAGAACTAAAAACAAAAAACCGTCACTTTGTTCTCAGGTGACGGTTGACATTGTTAAAATTATTCTATAATCAAGTTTATACAATATCACCGTCAACACATTCACAATTATTATTTGTAAATGTATCCCAACGCTTAATATGTGTATACTGTACTCTCATTATAATCATATATATAAACAAAAATTAAAAACATCACATTTATTTCACATTTTTTAAATTATTTAATAATATTTTCTTAACACTGCCACTAAACCCCTTAAACGTTAACCGTTCCTCCCATAAACGCCTACACCGCACCTGCATATCAACTACATCATGACTGTTGTGCCACTCTACCAATTTACTAGCTAATACATCAACATTGTCCGCCATAACTATATAATTGTTCCAATCCTCTTGAATATCAGGCAACGGTATATCAGTATCAACCAATACAGGTATCCTACCACACGCCAACGTCTCATAAAACCTATGAGAAAAATTACCACCTCCCCTACAACACAATTGATACACATTGTTACGCATTATATCCAAAAACTCATTTCTGTTGATCTTGAACCTCTTACTACCACCATACCCCAAATGAATCTGCTTACGCAACTTTATATTAACCTTGATATTGTTTTTTATCAACGCCTTACACGCACACAACCGCACACTATGCGTCATTGCACCACAAAATCCCACCGTTATACCACCACCACTCAATACTTCCATTGCACCCATCTTTATATCCTCCGCATAAAATGACGGCATACAATACTCATTAACCCTACCACCACTTCTAAAATAAGACGTTCTAAATATCACCCCTCCCTCCACACACTCACCCATATCCATATCAGGATCATCATGCAAAAAATACACAAACGACCTATTATTCAATCTGCCAAATTGACGCAACTCCTCACACACCACCACATTCATATCATGCCTGTTAGACGTATACGTCTTACGCATCACCACATAATCACACTCACTCACATCATTAACCACCTGTACACCCTCTATATTGTTAATCACATTATACCCCCAATACCTACTCACATCATCATCAATATGCACACTCTTAACATCATAATAATATATTCTCATATTGATAATTATAATAACCACATTAGAAAAACAATAACATATATAATATATCATATATGAACAACAATAACAATAGTACCACCAAAACAACAGAACATAACGAACTAATTGCAATCAGAGTACCTCCAGGTGATAGATGGACTCTCAAAAATGATATTAAAAAAGTAATACATAACTCCCTAACTGAAGTATTAGAAGCCTACTTCCTAGAAACACGCTTCAAAGGTGAATACAGACTAGCACCAATGGATAGTAAATTATACGTAATTAAACAAGTACAAGAAGTAATACAACCTGAATTACCCAAATCATTCAATATATACGGCGATCCAATCTAACCACCAATATATACGATTTTTCCCAGAAAAAAATTTACCCCAGGATTTTTTTACAAATTGTTAGGATTGCAGCAAAATCTACCCTATAAAAACACACTAAAATTTATAGGGTACTTTTTTATATATGGGTGTATCATCAACACTAACCATATATACGAAATTCCCAAGAAAAAATTAGCCCTCTATGTAAAACGTATACCGCGCGCTGCGCAGCCCCCCCGCGTTCTATGTTCAGAAGTCGTGGGTAGGTGGGGGGTAACCCCGTCAAATTGATTATACTGTGGTTAAAGTGGGTGGGGTGGCTGGGGGGAAGGGTGTGGTGTTAGGTAGTGTTGACTACCCCCCAGCTGTGTTATTATACTATATAGGGTGGTTATATAGTATTAGGCCCACTCAGTGAAGTTCATGGGTTGACCAGTCCAAGGATATGCGGATGCGTAGCTTGCAATCTTGAAGCTGACGTTGTTATTATACACCTTGATGCGTTTGGTGAGGATTTTGTCACTGCGGTGATTGAGGTTAGGCACACAGTTACCTTGCATAGGACCAGTGTAAGTGCGGTCTTCACCAATCTTGACTACTTTGACACTGTTAGGAAGCACATCAATGACTTGGTAGAAGTCAATGTTGGTTTGGTCATAACCCCAGCTGGAATAAAAGATATCATTCACTTTGACGGGGTTGGATTGGGGTACAACGGTCAGGTTCTCCTTGGTGGTGACAATAGAAGCAAAGCGGTATTGTTCAGTCTGACAGTAGACGTAACCAGTTTTGCGGGAGATTTTATAGACCAGGAGGGTGGAACCTGCGGGGATGGTGATGGGTTGATAACCGTTGGTGCCGTTGATGGAGACGGTGTTGGTGACGGTGGAACCACGCTTGATGATGTTTTTCATATTGTTGACGGAAACAATCTACACTTCAGACCAGCAGCAGTCAAAAACTTTTTCAGACTTTTTTTAACTTTTTTCTAGGGGTGGAAGAGGGTTTTTGGCTTGACTGGGTGACCCACAACCTGTTAACCTACCAGTTTACACTACCACATACTCAATGGAGGGTTTGCCCCGTCCAGTTTCATTCTTGACACTGCCATTGATACTGATCACACCGTCATTCAACCATTCCTTGACAGCCTTACGGATATACACAGTGTCAATACCAGTGTAAGTGGTCAACATACTGATAGTAAACTTACTGCCCTTATTCAGAGGCATCTTGACGTTCATCTTGGCACTAGCCTTACGGCCACGCTTCACAGGAATACCAGTCTTAGCCGCTTGTTCCTTGGCATCTGCACTATCCTTGACCTTCTTGACCAGTTCATCAAACCGCTTTTCAGCAGTGTCAATAGTCTTACAGTCATAGGCAGTCTTACCAAAAGCAGCACAACCTGGATATTGTTCATAGGTTTCCTGCACCTTATTACCACCAGGCAATGGAGTACCCTTCTCCACAACCTTTACAGCAAACACTTCATAACTACGGTGAGACCCATCCATGTTTTGACGTTCATAGATAGCAACACCGTTCTCCTTCTTGATCTGGATAAACTTGTTGTTACCCACTTTGTCATAGTTGGCAGTGAATTCCTTTTGGAGCTTCTTCATGTTGTATAGAGTATAGGTGATTAAATGGTGATGGTCAAACTTTTGTTATTACTTTTTTTAGATGGTACCCATGGAGTACACATAGTCATACCGGCCAGAAGGCACAGCATAGCTCTCTTCAGTGGTCTCTTCAACCACATTCAGAGACGGAATCTCAGCCCGGATAGAGGCCAGAAAGTCCATCTTGTCATTGTAACGGGCCAGCTGTTCCTCAGTGGTCACAGGCAGTTCAGCCACGGTGGCGGACAGTTCATCCTGGACACGGATATCGTCCATAGCTTCCAGTTCAGTTTCAGTCAGTTCAATTTCAGGAGTCATGGTTTCAGTGAAGTTCACGGTGATCAGGTTGGTCAGGTCAGAAGCGGTGTCAATCATGTTGTTCATTGTGGGTATAGAGTAGAGTAAGTTTGGGTTGGTGTCAACAGCTTCGGTCAACTTTTTTTAAAAAATTTCAGCGGCTGTAACCCATGTTTTGTTTGGTAGACCAAGCCAGGCCCACAATGGAATTGGAGTGGCCAATCATGAGGTTGTAGGTCTTGGTGAGCTGACTACGGTCCTTTTGGAACATCTTGGCGTAGGCGTGAAGGTTGTTCTGGGAAGCACTGGCTTGTTGAGCCTTGAGCCACTTGAGTTGAACTTGGATATGGTTGAGTTGAACCTGGTAGTTGGTGGTCATCTTCATCACGGATACAGAGTAGACTAGGAAACGGTGACCGTCAAGCATTTGAGTCAATTTTTTTTAATTTCTTTGCGATTACGGATCAAATTCTTGTCAAGAACTTTTTTAAAGATTTTTCACTTTTCCTTACGGTTGGGAAAATCATTTACTATTTATTATATAGATACTTCCTACCTAGTTGGGAAATATAAAATGAAAGGAAAAGTATGGACAATATAATAAACAATAGTATAATACAAAAAGTAACTATCAAAAGATTGGCGATATATAAAGCAATAGGTATGTTACCACAACCAGAATTTAAAGATAAATTTAAAAAAGAAACATTATGCCAACAAAACGAGAATACACCGAAACAGAACTTAGAGAAATGCTTGACCGAAATAGAGCAAAACAAAGAGAAAAAAGTAAACGACACTATGAACGGCACAAAGATAGTGAACGAACAAGAAAACTTGAATACTACCATTCAAATAAAAAGCGGGATATACAAGATAATAAACAAGATTGACGGTAAATACTATGTAGGTAGTTCAAAAAATATAACAAATAGATGGTACAGACATAAAAGACAATTAAATAACAATTGTCATCACAATGATTTCTTACAAAGAGCGTGGAATAAATACGGTTCAAATTCATTTGATTTTATCATATTAGAATCTACAGATATAGACAAGACATTGTTAGTAGAACAAAAATATCTTGACATTGCAAAAATAGAACAAGACAAATGTTATAACTTAAACTTTAAAGTTACAGGCGGTGATATGGGTCAACACAGTAGAGATAAAATCAGAATCAAAATGACTGGACGAAAATTATCATCAGAAACAAAAGAAAAGATGAGCAAATCAAAAATGCATGGACCTGTAAAAAAAGATAATAAATGTAAGATGAAAGATAGAAAGTTAAGACATCCGAATATGCATAAAGAATATTACCAGAAAAATAGAGAAAAAATCAGTGAACGGAGAAAAATTAAACGATTAGAATTGAAAAGATTAAAATTAAATGATACTATCAATTTGTTCCACAGGAATGCTACGGGCCGACAGGCATAAGGCCAAACTTCAGTTTTCACTGAAAGGGTAGGGTACCTATCGCTGCGTCAATAACGTTAGTGTTAACGTAAATAAATTAAAATAAGTGTTGACAGTTGAAAATAGTTGACAGTGTGTGATGTGTATGATACAGTACACTGTGTTTATATAATAAATCCGTCAACGCAAAAAATAAATCATACCACATTAACCACACATACACATCAACCACCACAACCACACCATATAATATATACACATATATAAAATCCACAGGAAAAAAATTGACAGGCGCATCAATCACACAGTTATATTTGCTTGTAGTGCTTACAAGTGTTGTGAACAATGTGGTATTACAATGATATAGTGTGTATTAAATATAAGTTATTAACAATATTACAATGTAGGTTACAGTTGTGTGAGTATGTGTAAATATGTATATGTGTATATACAGATATAATATGTACGGTTTGGAATATAGTGAATAAAAGGGTGATAAAGGGGTATATAGGGAAAAAGGTGTTGACTATGGTGTGGTGAGTGGGTTATAGTGTGGGATATATGGGTAATGGTGAATATGATAATAGTAAGATGGATATGTTATTGAGTAAGTATCCTATGGTTAATAAGCAATGGAAGTATGTGGGTAGTAGTGATACTATAAGGTGGAGTTTGGGTGATGTGGTGCGGAATATGTATATTGGTAATGGGGGTAATTTGGTTGATAAGGATGGTATGAATCCGATGGATGTGTTCAATGAGGGTTATATTAATGGTGCGGTTGAGAGAAGGGGGTATGATAGTGTGTATAGTTATTTTATTAGGCAGGTGGAGTATATCAGGATGGTTAGTGTGAATGGGGGACAGGAGTATTATATTAAACATCATAATAATGTACCTGAGTTATTGACTGATCCATGGGATAGGCGATTTATTAAGTATATGGGAATAGTGCGTAATGATATGGTAAATATGTATAGTGATGTGTATGAGGGATTGAGTGTACAGGGTAGTAGGAGTGGTAGTAGGAATGTGATATGTAGTGTGGATGTAACTAGTATAGAGGGGCATAGGGTATATTGTTTGCATTTGTATAGTTGATATATTGATAATAATATTTTTATAAGATTTGACGGGAGGATTTTTGTATGGTAGGATGGTAAATATGGAGGGGTATAATAGTGTTATGGGGGAGATACTGAGGAAGTATCCGGTGACTAATACCAATCAATGGAAGTATGAATGTATGGATGGTATATCATCTTATATGATTAGGTATAATGGTTTTATGTATGATAGTGTATTTGTACAAAATTATGCTGGAATAAGGGGAATATTTGTTAGGCATAGTATGTATGATGACAATGAGGGAATTTATGCGTATAAATATGCGTATAATAATGTTGATCCGTGGTTAAGAAAGTTTAAGGCGTATAAGAATGGCAATAAGACTAGATATACTGGATATAATAATCAATATATGTGTGAGCCTATATTTTGCAGTGATTTTAAATCACAACCCAAGGCGTATGTATTGACTACTAGTATAGAGGGTAGTATGATATATTGTTTGGATGTGATAGAGCATATAAAGTGAGAATATGAGTATGACATTAAAACAAATAATTAATAAGTACCCCGTAACAAATGGCAAGTGGGTATATTATGAGTCTGGTACTAGTAATATATTGTTTACTACGACATTGTATGAATATATACAGCATATAGTTAAGAAGGATGCTGATTCTGGTTATTTGTTTGATAAGGATGAATATGAGAGGGTGACCGAGTTCTTTTTGCGATTTAATTATAACAATTATCGTGAGAATAGTGATGCGTGGGGTAGACAATTCAAAGCATATAAGCCTGAGTTTCATGTGGATCTATATAAGAGTAGGGCTATAGTTGATGTGACTAAGATAGTGCCTAAGATGTATGTAACTACTACGAGTGTAGAGGGTGTTATGGTATATTTTGTGGAGGTAATGACTGAAGTATGACTTTTAAAGAGATAGTAAATAAATACCCGATTGTTAATACTGATTGGGAGTACAATCATAATCATATTATTGGTAGTATGTCACATCGTATTATGACGGTGACTGGCATTGACAGTTATAATGGAATGAAGCAGTTTCATCAGTATCTTGGTATAAGTGGATATTTTAGTAGGATACGGAAGGATGATGGTAGTGGTGTGATATTTAATAGTGATCCGTGGATGCGTGAGTTTAAGATGTATTATACACGGGGTGGTATAAAGAATGGAATATATGAATGTACTCGTATTGATGGTGTGAATGGAGGCAATGATGTATACATTATGGTTACTAGTGTAGAAGGCAGTAGGGTATGGTGTATGGATGTATTTGAGAGGTAATTATAATTTATAGGATTGACGGTCATATTTATGTAGATATGAATAACAAACAGATATTGATTGAGGTTAAAGATAAGTTAAAGAGATTGATACGTGAAGTATTATTGGAGGAGAATTGGACTAATTGGTCATTGATAATAGATAAAAGTGGTAAGATACATGATTGTGGAATGGATCATGGCGGTTGGCTGATGTACAATTGGAAGCCAAAGATGGACCCTATCTATAGAATTAATGTGCAGAGTCATGGAGATGATGAGCAGTTGTTGTATGTGGATGAAAAGGCTAATAATGGTATGTTGCGTAAGAAGTTGATTGCGTTTGCGGAGGATTATGGTATAAAGAGTATAATATGGACAAATAGTGTAACTAATAAGGGTAGATTAGAGCAGATATAGTGTATTATATAATTTATAGAGTTGACGGGTGCGTTTTGGTGTGGTAGGATCTTAATTGGGTGAAGGTAATACCAATAATATATGATGGTAGGATAGTTATGGATGATATTAATGAAAAATATCCGGTTACAAATGCAATGTGGAAGTATGTAAATGATATGACATTGGGTGAGTATTTGGCATCATTGGGAGTTGATTATAAGAGTTATGGTTTTATTAAGGGTTTTCCTCGTAGTTTTTATTTGAGGATAGGTTTTTATGAGCCTGGATATGTAATAACTACCAATAGTCATTTATATGATAGTCTTGTAACAGTTAGAGATAATGATCCGTGGCATAGAAAGTTCAAGGTGTTTCCTGTAGGAAGTAATTTATATGGAAATGATGTTTATTATTATTTTTCTTTAATGGCTAAGGGATTGAGCAGTTATGGTAATGATATTTATAATTGTTATGTGCATGTAACTACAGTAAATGGTAAATCTGTGTATTGCGTGGATGTTTTAAATTAGTTTGTATATTTATAATATACTGTGATTAAGTTAAAAGACATATTGAATGAAGTTTTGGATGAAGTGCCTAGAGTATTGTATCATGCTACATTTAAGGCGTTGTTACCGTCAATAAAGAAACGGGGTATAATTAGTGGTGGTAGTAAGTATCGTAATTTTGATAATACAGAGCGTGGAGTATATTTGGGATATAGTGCTGAATATGCTGGTTCAATGGTTGAAGCTAGTGAAAATGATAATATTCCTGAAGAGTGGTTTGATGAAATTGTGATATTATCAATTGACACTTCTAAATTAAATTTGGATAAATTGGATAGAGACCCTAATGTTTTACCGCAGGAGGATGAATATAATGATGAAATACCAGCGGATGACAATGTATATTCTTATATTTATAGAGACAATGTTCCATTTAATGCGGTAATAGATATTTCTAAATATGATTAAGTTAAAAGACATATTATTAGAAGGTAAGCCGCCAACTATTTTTGTTCCAAGAAGGCTTGAGGATAGAGTTGAGCGGATGATTAAAAACTATATTCGTAATGGTAACAAAGGTAACTTAAGTTTAAGTGGCTTGAATTTAACTGTGTTACCTGAGATATTAAAGGATATAGATGTTGGTGGAAGTTTTGCTTGTAGTAATAATAAGTTAACATCATTAAATAATTTACCTAAATATGTTGGTAAAAGTTTTTACTGTGATAATAATAAATTGACATCATTAACTGGTATTCCTGCATATGTAAGTGGTAATTTTCTTTGTAGTGGTAATTTGTTAACTGAATTACCATCTATGTTAAAAGATATAGATATTGAAAAATTTTTTAGTTGTGCTAATAATAAGTTAACATCACTGAATAATTCACCTAAGAGTGTTGGTGAAAGTTTTTACTGTGGTTATAATCAATTAATTAGTTTAAAAGGTGCTCCTACATATGTAGGTGGTAATTTTGTTTGTAGTAATAATCTATTAACATCATTGGATGGTGCTCCTAAAACTGTAGGTGGTGCTTTTACTTGTGGTGATAATAGTGTACAATTCACTGAAGCTCAAGTTAGAGCAGTGTGTGATGTAAAAGGAAGAATATTTGTATGATTAAGCTTAAACAAATACTATTAGAGAATACCGCACCAGATATCTTTGTTCCAAGGAGAATGGATGACAGACTTGAGCGGATGATTAGTGTTTATATAAGAAATGGCAGCAAAGGCGGTTTAAATTTACAAAATAAAAATTTGACTGTATTACCCGCTATATTAAAGGATATAACTGTGAACGGATTTTTTGATTGTAGTAGTAATAATTTAACTACATTAGAAAACAGTCCTAAGATTGTTACTGGAACTTTTTATTGTAGTGAAAATAGATTAACTTCATTAAAAGGTGCGCCTAGTAGTGTTGGTGATGGTTTTATTTGTAGTGACAATAAATTAACATCACTGGAATTTACGCCTAGTAGTGTTGGTGGAAATTTTGGTTGCAGTCATAATTATTTAACATCATTAAAAGGTGCGCCTGAGAGTGTTAGAGGAACTTTTGGTTGTAATAACAATAAGTTAACTTCATTGGAAGGTGCGCCTAAGAAGGTTGGTAAAAGTTTTAGTTGTACTAAAAATCAATTAACATCACTAAAAGGTGCGCCTAAGACTGTTGGTGATGGTTTTTATTGTGGTTCTAATAAATTAACATCACTAGAAGGTGTTCCTCGTACTATTCCTGGATATTTTGCTTGTAATGATAATCTATTAACATCACTAGAAGGTGCTCCTAATGATGCTTATGAATTTTGGTGTAGTGATAATCCAGTTAAATTTACAGAACAACAAGTAAGAGCTGTATGTAATGTTTGGGCAAATATATTTTTATGATTAAGCTTAAAGATTTATTGTTAGAAGGTAAGCCGTCAACTATATTTATTCCTAGAAGAATTGAAGGTAGAGTTGAACGGATGATTAAGACTTATATTCGTAATGGTAGTAAAGGCAAGTTAAGTTTACAAGGTTTAAATTTAACTGTGTTGCCTGAAATGTTAAAAGATATAACTGTTGATGGAGATTTTTTTTGTGGTAATAATCATTTAACAACATTAGAAAATTGTCCTAAAACTGTTAATGGAGTTTTTGGTTGTAGTAGTAATAAATTAATATCATTGGAAGGTGCGCCTAAGTTTGTTGGTGAAGATTTTATGTGTAGATTTAATCCAGGTAAATTTACAGAAAAAGATATAAGAGCAGTGTGTGATGTAAAAGGAGATGTGTATGTATGATTAAACTTAAAGACATATTATTAGAAAATAAAGCGCCTGATATCTTTGTACCAAGAAGGTTGGAAGATAGAGTTGAGCGGTTAATTATGCTTTATGTAAAAAATGGAAGTAAAGGTGATTTAGATTTAAGTGACTTGAATTTAACTGTGTTACCTGAAATACTAAAGGATATAAGTGTTGATAGAGATTTTTTTTGTGGTAATAATAATTTAACATTATTAGAAAATTGTCCTAAAACTGTTGGTGGTAGTTTTTATTGTGGACATAATAAATTAACATCATTAGATGGTGCGACTGAATATGTTGGTAGTAGTTTTTATTGTAGTTATAATAACTTAACATCACTAACTGGTGCGCCTAAAAGTGTTGGTAGAGATTTTGGTTGTAGTTATAATAACTTAACATCACTAACTGGTGCGCCTAAAAGTGTTGGTAGAGATTTTTATTGTCGTAATAATAATGTACAATTCACTGACGCACAAGTAAGAGCGGTTTGTGATGTTAAAGGAAAAATATATGTATGATTAAACTTAAAGATATATTATTGGAGAATACTGCACCAGATATCTTTGTTCCTAGAAGGTTGGAAGATAGACTTGAACGGATGATTAAGAATTATATCCGTAATGGTAGCAAAGGTAATTTAAATTTAAGTGACTTGAATTTAACTGTGTTACCTGATATATTAAAAGATATAACTGTGGGTGGAAATTTTAATTGTAGTTACAATGAATTAACATCACTAGAAGGTGCGCCTAAAACTGTTGGTGAAAATTTTAATTGTGGAAATAGTGAATTAACATCATTAGAAGGTGCGCCTGAATATGTTGGTGGTAGTTTTTATTGTAGTTACAATTTGTTAACATCACTAGAAGGTGCGCCTGAAACTGTTGGTGGGGATTTTCATTGTTATAACAATCCAGTTGAATTTACAGAACAACAAGTTAGAGCAGTGTGTGATGTAAAAGGAGATGTGTATGTATGATTAAATTAAAAGATTTATTAACAGAAGGAAAACCGCCAACTATTTTTGTTCCTAGAAGAATGGAAGATAGAGTTGAGCGTTTGATTAATCTTTATATTCGTAACGGTAGCAAAGGTTATTTAAATTTAAGACAAATGAACTTAAATAAATTACCAGACATATTGAAAAATGTTAATGTTGGTGGACCTTTTAATTGTTCTGTTAATAATTTAACTACATTAGAAAATGCCCCTAAGAGTGTTGATGGTGATTTTTATTCTAGTGGCAATGAATTAACCTCATTGGTTGGTGCTCCTAAGACTGTTGGTGGTGACTTTTATTGTAGTTACAATTTGTTAACATCACTAGAAGGTGCGCCTGAAACTGTTGGTGGTGACTTTTATTGTGGTTATAATAAATTAACAACATTAACTGGTGTTCCTAAATATGTTGGTGGAATTTTTGTTTGTAATGACAATCCTGGTAATTTTACAGAAGAACAAGTAAGAGCAGTGTGTGATGTTAAAGGTGAAGTGTTAGCTTTACCCAAAAAATTACCCCGCCTGAAAAAAATTTAAAAAAAGTTTTGACGGATGCGGTTCCGTGGTGTAAAGTCTTTGCATGGTTAATGAACTGCTTTCCTTCCAGAAGGGCAACGCCAAATTGGGGAAGCTGATTTATACTTTTTCCATCGTTTCTGGTTACACCTGTCCCTTCGCCAAGGATTGTTTGGCCAAGGTTGACCGTTTGACCGGCAAGTTGACGGATGGACCTGATACCCAATTTAGGTGCTTTAGTGCTTCTCAAGAAGCTTTGTTTCCTGCGGTGCGTAAAAGCCGGTGGGATAACTTTGAAAAGATTCTGAATGCTATCAAGAATAATACCTTGGTTGAACTGATTCTTAATAGTATTCCCAAGAAAGCTACTGTTATTCGTGTTCATGTTGCCGGTGATTTCTTTAGTCAAGCCTATTTCAATGCTTGGATGGAAGTGGCTAAAAAGCGTACTGATATTATCTTTTACGCCTATACCAAGAGCATTGGTTATTGGGTTAACCAGCTTGGTAACATTCCTAGTAACTTTAAGTTGAATGCTAGTTACGGTGGCAAGCAAGATAATTTGATTGAACAGTATAATCTTAAGTATGCAAAAGTGGTATTTTCGGTTGAACAAGCTGGTAATCTTAAAATTGACCACGATGATACTAGTGCTTATATGCGTGATGAATCTTTTTGTTTGTTGATTCATAATACCCAACCTAAAGGCAGTGAAGCTTCTAAGGCACTTAGCAAGTTGCGTAAACTGGGAATCGGCGGTTACGGTAAGCAGAAGAAAGATAGGGAATTGGCAGTTGGTTAATTATTATTAATTTTCTATCACTTTTTATTCCGTCACTTAATATATATTAATTGACAAAGGAATATTTATGATAGAGAATATACAACACGACTACTTTATATGGGAAGAAAAAAACTCAACAGAACAGAAGACGAAATTAGAGAACAATGGCGTAAACGAAGAAGTCATTTCTACGAACGAAATAAAGAACGACTCAATGCAGAAAGATTGGAGAGATATTACAGAACCAAAGGAAAGACAAAAATCATATAATAAACTTTATTATCAATCTAATAAAAATAAATTAATAATTAAAGCGAATGATTATTATCAAATAAATAAAGAAAAAAAGAACGCTTACGGTAAAGAATACCGCAAACTTAATAAAGATAAAATCAAAAAAGGAAAAAAAATTTATAATGAAGCGTGGTATAAAATTAATAAAGATAAAATAAAATTAAGAGAAAAAATTTATAGAAGTTTAAATAAAGATAAAAAAAATTTATATTTTAAAAATAAAAAGAAAACGGATATACAGTATAAATTATCTTGTAATTTAAGAAATAGATTAAATTCTGCAATCAAAGGTAATTATAAAGCTGGTAGTGCTGTAAAAGACTTAGGTTGTAGTGTAGAAGAACTTAAATCATATATTGAATCTAAATTCCAGCCAGGTATGACTTGGGATAACTGGACAACTGATGGTTGGCATATTGACCATATAAAGCCATTATCCAGTTTTGACTTAACAGATAGAAAACAATTACTTGAAGCTTGTCACTATACCAATCTACAACCATTGTGGGCTAAAGATAACATAATTAAAAGTGACAAGTTAGTATAATTACCATATATTTATAAAGATATATATGGCTAAAGTAATAGAAGGTGATGTAAGTTTAGAAAGTCTTTATTTAAAAGATATACCTGACATATTAAATGGTGTCGCTGTTAATGGTTATCTTTATTTAAGTAACAATAAATTGACATCATTAAATAATTGTCCTATTAGTGTTGGAGGCAAGTTTGAGATATTTAAAAATAAGTTAACATCATTGATTGGTGCGCCTAAAGTTGTTGGTAGTGACTTTGATTGTTATCATAATCAATTAACATCATTACAAGGATGTTCACAACAAGTAGGAGGAGAATTTGATTGTAGTCGTAACAAGTTATCAACACTAGAAGGTGGACCTATAGAAGTAGGAGGAAATTATAACTGTAGTGGTAATAAACTTGTTTCTTTAGATGGTGCTCCTAGAATTATTCGTGGAAATTTTCTTTGCAGTAACAATAATTTAATAACATTGGAAGGTGGACCTGAAAGAGTTGGACTTGGTTATAGTGTTTTTAGATGTAGATCTAATAAAATTAGATCATTAATTGGAGCTCCTGAAGTTGTTTATGGAGAGTTTGATATTAGTAATAATCCTGAATTAGAGTCATTGGAAGGTATTCCTAAAAAAGTTACTGGTGATTTTTCTTGTCATAAGTGTAAAGTTAAGTTTAATAGAAAACAAATTGAAGCGGTATGTGATGTAGGCGGTACAATTTACTATTAACAAATAGTTAATAACTTTACTATAGTGATTCATATTTATAAGAATATGAAATACACTGATTTTTATCCATCAATTTTACAAGAAAATAGAAAAGTTGCTAAAGAACTAGTTGTTCAAGGTAAATTAACTCCAGAGGAATTTGAACAATTACAAACTATTGACCCATCACAAACCAAGAAATATATGGGGTGGATGGCAAAACAATGGATTGCTAAGACTGTTACAGACATTGATGAATTAAGAAACAAGATAGAAGAATATGACGCATTTGTAAAAAACGGTAAGGCTAAGACAAAAGATATCTATCAATTTCCATCATTTGCTGATTTGAAGAAGGAAGTTGATGAATTGAATGCGGCTGGTAGTGAAAGCAAGAGTGAATTGCGTGATGATTATGAAGTTATAATGGATACTGATAAATTACTTATTGCTGTACCACATACGCATGAGGCTAGTAGATATTTGGGATTGAGTAAGTTCCAGTACAGAGATTGTGAAGGTGGTGGTAAAGATAGTGCGTGGTGTACAACATATAAGGCGCCTGATCATTTCAATGATTATTATTTCAAGCAACAAATTACTTTTTATTATATAAGAATCAAAGATGAAGCAATGATTGAGTTGGCAAAAGCAGCATTTCCAGCAAGAGGTGCAGCAATGGTTGTAACAGCATTATTGGTTGACAAGAATGGTAAAGTACACAGTTGTTATGACGGCAATGATAAAGTAATGAGTGGAACAGAAATAACCAAATTCCGTAAAATCATTGGTATTTGATACTATGATTAAGTTGAAAGATTTACTATTAGAAAATGAAGCACCAAATATCTTTATTCCTAGAAGAATAGAAGATAGAAATGGTCGTTTTATTAATAATCTTATAAGACAATATATTAATGACGGTAATTACGGTAATTTAGATTTTAGTTCATTTGGATTAAGAGAATTGCCTCCAATATTAAAAGGTATTACTGTCAACGGTTATTTTGATTGTTCAAATCAGGATAATACTATTCTTGACATTGATAATCAAAGCAAGAATATATTAAAAACTTTAGAAAATTCACCTAAAATTGTATACGGAAATTTTTATTGTCAGAATATTGAATTAGAATCATTTAAAGGTGCGCCTGAATTTATTAACGGTGAGTTTAACTGCAGTAACAATAAATTAACTTCACTAGAATATATACCAAAAACAGTTAATGGTGATTTTTATTTTAAAAACAACACGGTTAAATTTACAAAAGAACAAGTTAGAGCAGTGTGTAATGTGAAAGGTAATGTAGTTGTATGATTAAGCTTAAAGATTTATTGTTAGAAAATGAAACGCCTAATATCTTTGTTCCCAGAAAGATTGAAGATAGAAAGGTTAGATATAATCAAATGACCCAAAAAGAGGTGAATAAAATTGTTGATGATTATAACGCTAGCAAAAATAAAGGTGATTTGGATTTATCTAATGGTTCTGGTGCTGATGGTGATTATTGGGATGAGTATGAGACCAGTGAATTAAGTTTAATGGGAGATTTTATAATACCAGATACATTAAAAAAAGTAAATGGTTCATTTAATTTAGAAAATAGTAATGTAACTAAATTACCAGACAATTTAACTTTTATTGGTGATACTTATAGTCAGTTGGATGTTTCTTATTGTAAAAAATTAAAAGCATTACCAAAAGGTTTAAAAGTTGCTAGAATTGATGCTTATAATAGTGGTTTAATTGAAATACCTGATGACCTACAATGTATTTACTTGAATTTACAACATACAAGAGTATTAAAACAATTGCCATTGTTCAAACATTTTATGAATATAGATTTGGAAGGTTGTAGATTTTTCAAAACATTACCAGTTGGATTTACCGCCGGTAAAATATTAATTCAAGAAAGTAAATCATTTGTATCAGTTCCTAATAATGTAAACATAAAAGAACTTACTGTTAATGAATGTGAAAAATTTACATCAATTGGTTCAAATTGTACAATTGAGCGTTTATTTATTGGTTATAGTTGTCCTAGTTTTACTACATTACCAACTGATATTAAAGCAGATTTACTAAACCTTACATACATAAATACACCATTAAGAATAAATTTATTTAATAAATATAAAACTAAACCAAAAGTTTTAAAGGCATTGAAGATAATGTACCCTAATGTAAAAGAATTCCAACTTGGTTAAACAAATGAAAATAATAGAAGGAAATCTTGATTTAGACCGTTTGCATTTGAAAGAATTGCCTGAGATTTTATCTACAGTTGATAAAATTGATGGATATTTCAGTGTAAGTGACAACCGTATATCATCATTAAAGAATTGTCCAAGAATAATTGGTGAAAGTGTGTATTTTAGTTACAATGAAAAACTTAAAAATCTTGTTGGTGGACCTGAAATTGTTGGTAAGAATTATGGTGTATCAGGTTGTAAAGAATTAATATCATTACAAGGAATACCAAAGATAATACATGGCAATTTGCAAATTTCATCCAATCATAAATTGGTTGATTTTACATATTTTCCTAAAAAAATTGGTGGAGATTTAGAAGTAGGACATTACCTTGGTGGCACTCGTAAATTTCCAAAGGAATTTACAGTAGATTTCTTTAGGTCTATTTGTGATATTCGTGGAAAAATAAAAATTTATCGTTGGATGGACTTTTTATGATTAAATTAAAAGATTTACTATTAGAAGGTAAGCCGCCAAGTATTTTCATTCCAAGAAGAATAGAGGATAGAATTGAGCGTATGATTAAAAACTATATTCGTAATGGTAATAAAGGTAGCTTAAATTTAAGTGACTTGAAATTAACTGTGTTACCTGAGATATTAAAAGATATAACTGTTGGCGGTAATTTTTTTTGTTTTAATAATAATTTAACATCATTAGAAAATTGTCCTAAAACTGTTGATGGAACTTTTGATTGTAGTGACAATAAGTTAACATCATTAATTAATGCGCCTAAGTATGTTGATGGAACTTTTTATTGTCATTATAATAACTTAACATCACTAAAAGGATTGAAGGAAACCGTGATTAATGAAAATTTTTATTGTACTGATAATAAATTAACATCATTAGAAGGTGCGCCTAAGACTGTTAACGGACATTTTTTTTGTTATCGAAATCCAGTTAAATTTACAGAAAAACAAGTTAGATCAGTATCTGATGTAAAAGGAATGGTGGGGGTATGATTAAACTAAAAGATTTACTATTAGAAAATGATGATATCTTTATTCCCAGAAGAATTGAAGACCGTCAAACTAAATACAATAATATCACACAAAAAGAAGTAAATGCTATTGTTGATGATTTTATTGTTAAGCGTTACAATATGTCATTGACATTATCACCAAAAGATATAGATGATAATGGATATGAATATGGTACATTGCAATATAATGGAGATTTTGTTGTACCAGATAAATTAAAACATACACCAAGTAACTTACTGTTAAATAATTCAAATGTAACAAAACTACCAGATAATCTAACTATAGGACATTATGATATCTTAAGTGTTGTTGGATGTTATAAACTACATCAATTGCCAAAAGGATTAAAAGTTAAAATAGTTGAGGCGGCTTCAAGTGGTATAAGAGTTATACCAGATGATATTGAATGTGATAGACTCAATCTTGATAGTGCAGCATATATAACTGAATTGCCATTGTTTAAACATTATATAGAAACTATTAATTTATTATCTGCGGTTAAATTCAGAATATTACCAGCTAAATTTACCTGCGGTACTCTTAATATAATTGATACACCAGTTGAACGCATACCAGATAATGTCAAAATAAAGTATCTAAAAGCATCTAATTGTAAGCATTTAAAATCAATTGGTAATAACTGTGAAATTGATAATTTGATATTAATAAACAGTACAATTGAATCAATTCCTACAGACATCAGGTGTAGTAATTATCTAAATATTAGAAATACACCATTTGTAAATAAACTTCTAAAAGAACATGGTACCAGTGAAAAAGTTATGGAAGAATTGAAACGGTCATATCCATATGTAAATGATTTTGGTATATAGAATAAGTTACAGTGTTTCAAATCTGTAACATACTATTTGATACTTATATAAATGAAAGTAAGAGCATTATTTATAAGTGATTGTCATATAGGTAGTGATTATTGTAACCATGAAAAATTATTGAAGTTATTGAGTGAGATAGAATGTGAATATTTATACATTGTGGGTGACTTTATAGATGGTTGGATATTGAGTAGAAAATTCAAGTGGAATAGTAACTACAATACAATATTACAAAAGATATTGCGTATGAGCAGAAAAGGTACGCAAGTATATTATGTGTGGGGAAATCATGATGATTTTATAGAACCATTTACTGGTATATACTTTGGTGACAATGTACAGGTTGTAAGAGAAACCAGTCATGTTACATTAAACAATGAAAAGATATTGATTATTCACGGGGATCAATTTGATGGTATAGTGACTAAAAACAAGTGGATACAACATATTGGTTCTGTTATATATGATTATAGTTTGGCGGTAAATAAGTTATTTAGAGTATTTAAGTTTAGTTTTAGTAATTTCTTGAAACAAAAAGCAAAAGAAGCAGTTAAGTATATTAGCAACTATGAACAAACTGTTGTAAATTATTGTAAAAACAGTAATCATGACAGTATTCTTTGCGGTCATATACATAAACCAGAGTGTACTGTTATTGATGGTATAAATTATTATAATTGTGGTAGTTTTATTGTTGGGGAAAATACATCGTATATAATTGAAACATTGGATGGGGAAATTAAATTAATTAAACTATGAAGATATTATTTGGTGTTTGTACTGAAGGAAACGGTCATACCGTACAAGCAATTTCAATGAAACAGCGTTTAAGTGAAAAACATGATATTATTGGTGTTTTTGCTGCGAAAAAAGAAAAAGGTTTTTCTAATTTTTTTAAAGATGAATTTAATATAATTGAATTTGACGGATTTGATTTTGTATTCAATAACAAAGGTAAAGTTATTATATACAGAACAATATTAAAAAATTGGATAAAATTACCCCGTTTAATCTATTCATTCATCAAAATATGTTACATCATCAAAAAAGAAAAACCAGATGTCATATTCAATTTTTATGAACCACTGATAGGTTTAACCGCTTTGTTTTTCCCCAAAATAAAATATATCAGTGTTGCACATCAATACGCAATGGATGCTGATGTATATCCAAAAATTAAAGGGTTTTATATACAAAAAATGTTTATAAAATTAATCAATTGGATCACAAGCATAAAAGCAACCAAGTTAGCCTTGAGTTTTTATGAATTTGAAGATGATAATTTAATACCATGTCCACCAATACTAAGAAAAGAAAGTTATACATTCAATAATAATACAGAAGACTTTGTATTGGTATATTTGATGCATGAAGATATGGTTCCAAATTTGATAGTACAAGCAGTATACAATCCAAATATAAAAATACAATGTTTTACCAAATTAACCAAGAAGTTTGAATGTCCATCCAATTTAACATTAAATAATTTGGACGGTAAACTATTTCAAGAAAAGATGAAAGTATGTAAAGCAGTAGTTTGTAGTGGTGGATTTGAAACTGCTAGTGAAGCAATATTACAGAAAAAACCGTTATTGATGATACCGATGGAAAATCATTATGAACAATATTGTAATGTAAATGATGCTAAATTTCATGGTTATGCTGAGTGGAGTAAGAAAATTGATTTGAGTAAGATTCCAAATATACAAAGAGGAAATGAAATTTGGTTTAATAAAGTTGGTGAAATAATAAATAAAATCTTATAAATAAGTTACCGTTTGACAAATCAGAGTGTGTCAGTTAGTATGTTTACATGATTATTATTAATACAGTTGATCTTATTAAATTCATGTTGGAACATTGGTCAAACTATCTTGGAGTATTGTTGTTTCTACTTATGAGTTGGTTCTTGTTAATGACCACGATGAATGCTTTGTTGGACAAGTTGATTGAGGGAGCAATTGGAGTGGTTGTAGCCTTCAAGCATGAAAAAGATGAGGAAAACTGACCTTTTTCAAAAATTTTGAAAAAAGTGTTGACGCAGTGGTCAGGTTCGTTTAGGATGTATCCATGATGAGTTCTGAATCCAACACGGTTGATTGAAGGTTGAAAAAAACTTTCAAAAAAACGTTGACGGAGAGGAGTTCATCTGGTAAAGTTAAAAAGTAGAAAATAAAACATAAAACATAAAAAATAAAAAACATGAACACTGCTGATAACATTGATAACCCGTTCTTCACCTATAAGTTTGATGGTAAGAAGGTTAAGACTAACAAGTTGGTTAAGAACCTCAATGATGATATTGCCTTGACTCAGGCTATCAATCTGTTCCGTGAACAAAACAACATGACCAAGGCCCGTAATCCTTATAGCTGGTGGAAGTATGTTCTTGCTACTATCACTTATTTCCCCAAGGGTGTTGAGTATAACACTATTGTTAGGATTCTTAACAATGTTGCTGGTGTCACTGTTAACCGGTCTACCGCAACTCTGCTTGCCCGTGCTACTGCTGGAGCTGCTCCTTGTGCTGTCCGCCGTGAGTATACGGTTCGTCTGCCTGACCTTGCTTATGAAACCAAGTTGAGTGCTAGTTTCAGTCGTAAGACTGCTAAGACCAAGAAGGGTCGCCCGGCATTCAAGTTCAAGTTTGATAATGCTGATGATGCCCGTGACACTATTCTTAGTAGTGCTCCTGAGATGAAGTCTCTGTTTGATCTTCTGGATAAGATGATTCACGTTGTGTAATAATTCTATCCAAAAGGTTTGGGGTAATCCTTTTCCTCAAAAAACCCCGTCCTTTAAATTTTCTGTCCGTTTGAGTAGTTAAAAAAAGTTTTGAGACAAAATTAATTATTAAGATTAATCAAAACAAATTCTAAACATTTGTTAATGTTAATATCTATATCATCAACATCCCATATTTTAAGGATTTTGAAATTATTTTGTTCAGCAATTAACATTTTTCTGACTTCTTTTTGAATAAGTGAATCTTTTGTTTCCTTAACAAAGTTTGCTGGTTTCCAATTATCTCCATTTGGATGCCAAAGTGTTCCATTAAATTCAATAATTAAATTATATTTTGGTATCACAAAATCATAGAAATATACAACTTTTTTGTCTTTATCATATAACATAAATTCTTTTTTATCATTATATCCAATATGATATTCACCTTCATTTAATAAATTTTTATTTTTCAATTTTTCAATTAATGGTAAAAATACTTTTAGACTTTCTTTAGATGCGCCAAATACACCATCTTTGATTCTGTCAGAATACATTTTTTTAATTTCTACATCTGACTTGTCGTTATATAGTGATTCTTTCCATTTTAATTGTCTTTTATTAAAAATTTTAATTCCTTTTTCATTCCCATATTTTTCAATACATTTTTTAAGAGAAAATGTAGATTGTCTTTCTTTTATTTTTTTTATTGATTCATCTTTTGAAAATCCTCTTTTCATCCAAAACTCAACTGTAGTATTGTATCTATCTTTTTTGTTGTTTTTTATATGACTATTTTTTGCTATATTAGATTGTAAAATTTTTATTTTTTCTGTTGCATCTTCAATATTCCAACCACGACATAACCAATATTCTAACATTGTTTTTGATTTATATTTAAATATTTTAGAAAATATTTTTTTTGTTACCATTTGTTTTGTAAACTTATCATCAACATTTATTAAATCTAAAAGATAATTTATATCTTTATGTTGAAATTTTATAAAATCATTTATTTTTCTGTCCATTGAAAATGGAGGATTTTTAATAAATTCTTCTAATTGTTCTATAGTTTTTATTTCATAACAATCAACTTCTTTTATTTTATTTTTATATTCAGATCTTGAAGGAACTTCATTTGATTCAAGAGGGCAATATTTCAAATTAATTATTTTCATAGACAAGTCACTTACAGGTTTAGGTAAACATACATATTAAAAAAAAATTTAAAAAATTAAAAAAACTTTTTGACTCCTTACAAAATTGTGTTAGTATATTAAAACAATGAACTTCAACGGACTATTTGAACCTCAAAAACAACATTCTCTCAATCTTTTGAATAGCATTTATATTAACGGATTTGCGTTTGATGCGTCCCCCACTGGAACTGGTAAAACTGTTTGTGCTTCTTGGATTGCCAAGAATCTTGGTTCCAGTGTAGTTGTGTTGTGTCCTAAGAGTGTGCAGAAGAATTGGTTTGACACTCTCAAGTCATTTGGTATTGAAAACCCTATTGTTCTTACCTTGGAACGATTGACCCGTGGCAATACTGAATATTACACTTATAATTATCCTACTTACATTAACCGCAAATACAACCAATTCTGGCGGTCACAAGGTATTAGGGTTAACTTTCCTGATAACAGTTTGGTTATCTTGGATGAAGTGCATAAGTGTAAGGGTCAAAAGAGTTTGATGTCTGAGTGTCTTATTGCTATTAAGAATGCAGGACACAAGTTGTTGATGCTTAGTGCTAGTGCTGCTACCAATATCACTGAGATGAAGGCATTTGGTTATGCTACTGCACTTCACAAGGGTATTGACTATAGGGATTTCTTTCAGGCCAATGGTGTTGACTTCAACCATTTTGGTGTTGCTACTTGGGATAAGGATGCGCAGAAGTGCAAAGATGGTATGCTCCGTATTCATAACAGTTTGTTCAATTTGCTTAATTGTGCAAGTCGAATGAACCGTAAGGACTTTGGTGATATCTTTCCTCAGAACCAAGTTATTGCAGATAGTTTTGATATGGGTGGCAATGCTGCTAAACTTCAATCTATCTATAATGAGATGCATGCGGAGTTGATGCAATTGGAGGAATCATCCAAGGAATATAGTGCGCATCACTTTGCTACTATTATGAAGGCCCGTCGTCAGAGTGAGATTCTTAAGGTTCCTGCAATGGTTAATTGGATTATTGATATGTACCGTGAGGGTATTAGCCCTGTGGTATTTGTTAATTTCCGTGACACTCTGGAAGCTATTGAAAAGAAGCTTAATGAGTCTGACAGTTTTGATGGTAAGATCAGCAAGATTGTTGGTGGACAAAGCAAGACCAAACGTAATGAACAAATTGAATTGTTTCAGAATGACATTTCACGGGTTTGTCTTGTTATGATTCCTGCTGGTGCTGCTAGTATCAGTCTTCATGACTTGAATGGTAATTATCCCCGTCACACTCTGATTAATCCTAGTTACAGTGCCATTAACACTCTTCAAGCACTTGGTCGTTGTCACCGTGCTAATGGTAAATCTCCAGTGATTCAACGGTTCTTCTTTGCTGAAGGTGTTGAAATTGAACAAAAGATGCGTCAACGGGTTGGATTGCGTTTGACCAATCTGGACTATTTGAATGACGGTGATCTTTCTATTAACAACTAAGACATCATTTAAAATAACTTATATTTATGACTACCCATCTGATTCCTGTCCGTTTCAATACTAACCGTAATGTTCTTACCAATATTTTGGAAAATAACAATGAGGTTATTAACATTGAGAACAAGGATGATATCAAAGTGAATATTGAACACTTGTTGTTTGTGGAACGGTTCAACAATGTGTTGGTTAAGTTTAACAATGAACTGTTTGTGTGTGAACCTATTTCAGTGATTAAGAAGAGTTACAACCGCCGTAAGGTGGAATATCATCCTCTTATGAATAAGTTTGCGGTGTGAAAAATATTGACGTTTTACCTATAATTTGATATATTTAAAAGCAATGAAGGATACAAAGAAACTACTAGAACTAATTGAAATGCAACAACGTTTGAAGACAGTGAGTATGTATAAACAAGCAATTAAAGAAGTTGCTGACACTATTTATAAGTATGATGTGTCTAAGAGTATTAGGCCAGCTATTATTTCTGTAGATATTTTCTCTAATTAAAATAATAGCATATAATTTATAATAAACTAGTTATAAAGCGCAACAAGCAATTTAAAATAATATAAAATAATAAGCAATATGGGAAAGAGCTATAAAGAGCGTACTGATAAGTGGAGCAACAAGAACCGCAACAAAAATAAGCCAAAGCACAAGGCTAAAAAGTTCAATCAAGAGATTGATTGGAAAAATGGCAAAGCGCATCAGTATGAGAACTCAGTAGATGATAGTTATTAATAGAATTGCTTGAGAAACTAACCACAGTATTTAACTGTGGTTTTTGTTTAATATAATATTGTCTGATATTTATACAGATGATATTATTATTAATTATACCGCTGCTTATTCTTTGGTGTTCAATCTGTGAATGGTCATTGCATAGGTTTGTTATGCATAAACCACCGTTTGGGTTTACATATGCATATAATGCGCATACTAAAGTACATCATAGTATTTATAAATATGATGAGACATATCACGCTCAAGAGGGTGATGACGGTAAAAAAATTCCGATGGCAATATGGAATGGACCTTTAATTTCAATATTAGCTGGTTTACCTATGTTTCTTTTTGGTTATAAATTGTTTATATTAACTTTTCTTGTCTCTATGTGTTATTATGGTGTATATGAAACAATACATTGGTATATGCATTTACCTAATAGAAGAAGTATTGAATATGTATGGTGGTATAGAAAGTTAAATGGACATCATTTGTTACACCATAGATATATGAATAAGAACTATAACGTAGTTCTTCCATTTGCGGATTGGTTGTTTGGTACATTATTGAGAACAAGTCCCGTCAAATTTATGCAATGTAAAGAGACATATTGTTTGCCAAATGTTCAACCTAAATAAAATTTGATTACTATTTATTGTATATGAGAAGAATCGTTGGAAAAGATAAAAAAGGTAAGAAAGTATTAATTAATGTACCTAGCTGGGATCAAGTAATAATTAATAATCAATTAGTTGCACAACCTGCTTATGATGTAAGCATCACAAGCAACAATAGTGGTTCTTTAGGAAGTTAATTAATCATTTATTTGAATTTAAATGTAAGTGATTTATATTTATAAAGTACCTATGAATAGACAACAATTAAAAACACTTATCAATGAAGCCATCAAGGAAGTTTTAAATGAAAAAACACCTAAAGGCTTTGACCCAGAATTAAAAAAACAAATTCTAAAACAATATCCAGGTGAAGCTGATAAAGCATATGCAACTATGCAAAAGATTCACAAAGACACTGCTGGAAAGAAAAAGAAAAACACTGTTAAAGAACAAGAAGGTGATTCAACAGACGGTGGTGAAGAAAAGACACAAGAAATTAAATTGACTTTGGACCGTGAAACTGCACAAAAAATTCATGATTTATTGATGGCTCAATTGGCTACATCCAATGATACTGAAGGTGGTGCTGTTCAACCAGTTGCTCAAGATATGGATAGTGATCAATTACCAGCTGGTGAAGAAGAAGTTGGTTAAAACATTTAAAATAAATTGTAAGTAAACCCCACTGATACTATATTAGTGGGGTTTTATTTTGTATATATGAAAGTATTAGCACATAGCAGTCACGTTGGTTCAACTGGATATAATGCACATTCACAAGGATTTTTTAGAAAATTGAGTGAAAAGGTGGAGGTTAAACTAAGAAATTTTACAGTATCTTCCAATTGGAATAACATGAATATGTTAGATCCACATGGTGTAGATGTAAATGATGTGGATAAAAAAATGTTTTATTTACAAACAGTATTTAATGGTTTAAATTACGTAGATATACCATTGTATTCATATGATGAACAATTTATACCAGATATACACATAGTACTTAATAATGTAAATCACCGTTATTTTTATGATCACTATGATGGCAAGAAAATTGCATACACAGTTTGGGAAAATTCTGAATATCCACTTGATTTTTTATATAAACTTCATGAATATGATCAAATATGGGTGCCAACAGATTGGCAGGCTAAATTAACAATTAAACAAGGTATACCAAAACAAAAGGTCAAGATTGTTAGAGAAGCAATAGATGATTTATACAAACCCAAAAGAGCTGCATATGATGATGGTATATTTAGATTTATAGTGTTTGGTGGTTGGTCTGATAGAAAGTCAACATCTGAAATATTAAGAACCTTTAAAAAAATATACGGTAACAATAAACAAGTAGAACTTGTGTTGAATGCTGAAAATTGTTTTTTTTATGATGGATGTAGATCTGCGCAGGAGAGAATGGTTAAATATAATGTATGTTGTAACAATATAAAATTGGTACACAACTTGCCTAGATCTGAGTACTTAGATTACATACAAAAAGGAAATGTGTTTTTAAGTTGTGCAAGAGGAGAAGGATGGAATATTCCATTGATGGAGTCAATGGCTTGTGGAACTCCCGCAATATATTCTTCATGTAGTGGTCAATTGGAATTTGCTTTGGGGAAAGGTATACCAATTAAAATTAAAGATGAAATACCAGCATCAAATTATAATTGCAATAATACTCCTGGTTTTTGGTATGAACCTGATTTTGAAGATCTTGAGTCTAAAATGATAGATGTTTATGAAAACTATTCAGTGTATAAACAAAAAGCAATGATAGAATCTGAACTTATAAGAAAAGAATTTACGTGGGATAAATCAGTGAACCAAGCATTGATACATTTAAATGAATTGATGAATAAGTAATTATATATTTATATACACTATGATTACATTTGAATATGTTGTAACCTCCATGTTAAGTTATCCACAATATGACAGTGAAAAAGATGTGGTGTTTAAAGTTTACTTTAATTATATAGGATCAGAAACAGTAGATGTACAATCACAAGATCCTATCACAAAACAACCTCTTACAATTCAAAAAAAATTCACATCACAAATAAGCAGTGATGTGGATGTAACATACCAAGGTACTTCTCCATTTGTACCATATGATCAATTAACCAACTCACAAGTAGTGGGATGGATTGAATTATCTGTAAATCCAGGCGTTGTAGATGCATGGCAATCAAAAATCACCAGTGACATCAACAATCAAGTAAATCCCGTTGAACAACAATTGCCATTACCATGGCAAAGTTAAAGTTGTAACATTTTAATTTAACGGAACAACTGACTAACTGCCGTATTTGATGTTGAAACAATCTTCAGATTACCATCCTTGGTAAGGTTACTTGCAGAATTATAAATTCCAACAATCTTACCACTTGCATTATTAACAATTGTTTCTTTGCCAACCTCACGAACAAACCCTAATACTTTACCATCTTTATTTTTAATTGTATTCATATTGATCTATATACTACCACAGAGGTTTGAAACTATCAACACTCTTTTTAGCATTTTTAGTCTTCATTTCCTCCCAATTTTCTTTGTTCCATGACTCAAACTCAACATTTGGATATACATCACTAATTGGAACAAATGAGTTATCCACAGTGTTTTCAATATCAGAAACCAAAAACGGTACAAAATCAGTTTTCATAATTAAAAAAGTCATTCTTGTCAGGATGGTTTTTCTTGGTATTTTCATCCACATGAACAGCAAGCCATCGGTTATAGTTTTCTTTTTCCATGCGGATCAACTCATTGTTACGGTAAATCTCAGCATTGGCCTTAACAATGTCACGGGGTTCAATCACCTTACCTTCATGTTTCATCTTGAAATCAAGATACCACACAGATTAGAAAAAGTCAACAATTTTCATAGAAATAATGCTTGAATGCTCTTTAACTTACGGTTCAATTCTTCATTGTGTTTTTCTAAATCTTCAATTTTCTGAAGCAACCTAGCATTTTCTTTGTGTAGTGTATGTAGTTGATCCATTAAATCTCTTAGAATATCTGTATTACTTTCAAATTCCATAACTTATTCTACCTTTCCATATACGGTTTCAACATCAATATAATAATTAGTTAATCCATGTGGACGAATAGTAAACTTCCAAGTCTTTTCACGGTCTTTGAAGTTATAACCACTGATATAACCAATACCACGGTTAGTGTTTACCTTGTCACCAAAACGGTAAGGAAGAGGATTTTCAGCCAGTACCTTAGCAAACAATTCATTATTGTTGATCATTTACACAATGTACCGCAGGTTATTCTAAAAGTCAACCTTTAAATTTGTAAAAATCTCTATATTTAATTGACCGCTTTTTCTTGGATTCATACAAATCTCTTCTGTATCTTTGTATCTGATCAATCATATCCTTTGCTCTAGGATTAATACTCAATACTTTAATTACATCCTCAATGTTCTTTGGTTTAAATTTATTTACAATACCCATAAATTCTGGTCCCAAAGATCTCTGACCTTGAATAAAAGTAGGATTATTTTTAACATTATATGCATTTAATGAGGATAATATTATATCATTATAATTTGTATCTTTTAATTGATTTGCTTGTCTTTTAATTACAGTATATGGATCACCATTGTCAGATGTTTTAATCAACGCATCTTTTATGATGTCATCCATATTTGATATATCCTCATTTTTCAATACTTCTTTGGCTAAATCAAGATATGTTTGTAAATCATAACTGGTATCACTTATCAAGTTTTTGAAATTTCTTGTATTTACTTCAGCATAAAAAGAATCATCCTCTACACCTTGATTAGTTATACACGCACCCCATAGTTCACTTAAAAATTCATCCCAATTACCGTCTTGAATTTCATCTGCAAATTGTCTGCTCATTAAATCACCAAAATCATCTGCATGAAAATCAACATCCGCATCAAAATACGCTACCGTAGTATTAAACAATGATTTCAAAAGTTCTTCTTTACCACCTTCATCATATCTTTCTCTTGCAAGTTCATAATAATGATTGTATCGTCTTTCATAGGCATCATCATCATTAAAATAATTCATCAAGTCATCAATTAAATCTTCTGGTAATTGTCCTAAATAATTAATTTTTTGGTCACCACTTAATCTATTGTCATTGACATTATATAAATCTACATGTTTTACTAATTCTCTAATTTTATTTAATTTATCATCTTGTTGATCAATATCCCAAAATTGTTCATGTGCATTACCAACAATTGCAACTTTGAACAAGTCATTATCTGGTTTCTTACTTCTATCTTTAATCATTACTATGGTTTGTGCGTAATAATAATCTTTCCAGTATCTATCATTGCTTGTACTGATACACCAACTGGTACCACCACCAAAATATCTACTTGCATCATGTGTTTGTGGTGCAACTACCAACCATCTTTTATCATCTTTAATTGTATGTGAACCAGCTTTAATTTGAGCCATCTTACCCATTTGTACTTCTTTACTCTTCTTTTGTAAGAAATTCAAAAATGTACCGTAATCTCTAAAACTATATAAATCAGTGGATGATGCTACTTTGTTGAATATTTCCAGATTTTTAAACAAGTCTTCATCATTGATATCTGGTTCTGTTTTTAGTATCTTACCTATCCACAACAAATTCTTGTGGTTTTTGCTGGTATCTCTATTGATAATCTTTTGAACATAATCAATACTAAACCGTTGGCTTAGCATTTTCTTAAAATCATCCACTCTACCTTCAATTAAAATGTGTTCAAACAATGTCATATTGTTATAAATATACAATATATTTATTTAACCTGGGTAAAAATAAGTGAAAAAACCCGTTGACTTTTTTTAAACCTATGGTAAATTTATTGAAGATGTATGAAAACTACCATCAAAGTCCGCAAATTCTGGGGAGAACTGAACCCTGTCACTCGCAAAATTAACTCCAAAAAGGTCTACAACCGCAAAGAAAAGTTTCAAAAAAAGTTTGACGGTAACTGATTCCTCCTGTATCTTAGTTTCAATGAGTGAAGGACGTATTTCAGTAAATAAAGTGACCGTCACCAAACCCATCTCCATCGAAGGTGACCTTTACATCGAAATCCAAGTTCCGCACGGCTGGGATGATGTTAAAAAGCTTGTAAACAAGGTAATTGAAGTCAATCAACTTGACTTTAGTTATACTGGTTGGAATAGTGATAAGAATATTGCATATTTTAAACACAAACATAAGACTGTGGGTATTATCAGAAACTAACAATAAATTATCTATATGAGCATTAAATACAATAACGTTAACAGCGCTTCATTTGGTGTTAATGACTTCAAGGAAGAAATGGCAATGATGATGTTTGGACGTAGTTTTGCACTGGCTCAAGCTGGAAAGCAGTGTGTGGTCTGCGGTAAACGTGCAGAATCTTTTTCCTGTGACCGTGCTGCCCGTGAGTGGAATATTAGTTCCATGTGTGAGCCGTGTCAGAATGTTGTCTTTGAATCCATGGAAGATGAGGGTTAAAAATTTTTAAAAAAAGTTTGATCAAAGGCTTGACGGTAACCTAAACCTAGTGTATCTTATTTTCACAATGAATGACGCATTGATTCAGAAACTCAAGAAACTCCTTGCTCTGGCCGGTAACAACCCCAGCCAACAAGAAGCTGAAGCTGCTCTTTCCAAGGCCCAGGCTCTTGCCATTGAGAATGGTATTGACCTGGCTCTGATTGGTTCCAATGAAGATGAAGAAGCCATTGTTCGTGAAAACATGGAGTTTGGTCAACGTCTTCCCACGGTGAATGTGTATATTAGTAACGTTTTGACCAAGTTCTTTAATGTTCGTATTATCACTAGTGGTGGACGTTATGGTGGACGTAAGCTTATCTTTATTGGTAAGCAGAGTGATATCAATACCGCCAAGTATGTTTATACTTGGTTGAGTGACACTATGGTCCGTTGTTGGCATAACTATTACAAGGCCAATAGTTACACTGTTAACATTAAGCACAAGCAGAGTTATCTGTTTGGTTTTTACAATGGACTTGTCACTAAGATGGAGTCTAATAAGAAGAGTGTTGAGAATGATAAGTTGAAGACAGTGGAACAGAAGAACAAGTATTCTGTTGCTGTTGTGAATCTGGAAAAGAAGATTCAGACCTTTATTGACAATGAGTTTACTAATCTCCGTAGTGGTGCTACTAAGCGTATTAGTATGAATAACAACAGTTATTCCCGTGGTATGACTGACGGTATTAATTGTAACATTGCTAAGGGTGGAATTGGTGCTAGTAAGGCTGTTGCTCAGTTGGCTTATTAAAAACAAAAAAGGTTTGGGGGTGATCCTTTAAAACCCTAAAAAATTAATATATTATGAATACGTTTCTTGTTAAATGGCCTGATGGAACTATTAGTATTCTGACCGCAGAAACTAATCGTCACTTGTATGATCTTTTAGATACAGAAGGTAATCCAGATAAGGCTTTAGTTTATGAAGTGGTACCAGATGAAGATGGACATTTCCATATTACAACTGATATTGTCAAGGGCAAAATCAAGGTTGACTCTAATTCAGAAGTCAACTGTAAACTCAAGCATCAAAGTAAAATTTTTGATGATCTTGAATGGGCGGTGAAAAATTTCTAAAAAAAGTTAAAAAAAGTTTTGACGGATGGGTTGGTGGCTGGTATAGTATTTTCACGATGAAAATGAAAGTTGCTGAGTACATCAAGAATCAACTGGCCACCAACCAAGCTTGGGCTGTCAAGGCTTTGGTCAAGGTTTACACTCTTCAAACTCTGGATGAACAGGCCACCGGCCAGACTTCCAATTTGAATGGTGTTGGATTCAACGGAATTGATAGTCAGATTCTTTCCAGTTTTGCTGAACAGGTGAACAAGGGACGTAATCTTAGCCCTAAACAAATGAGTATTCTTTACAAAAAGATGCCTCGTTATCATAAGCAAGTGGCTAGTTTTATTCCGGAGGAAAAAATGATTGAGATTAAGAAGAACTTGGCGGTTAACTAATAACATTAAATAATATAATAATATGAATGATGATTTGAGTGAGTTGCTTAGAAAGTTGGTTGGTCCAATCAACTTACGTAAATTGGTTGGATATACTATTGGTGTGTTGGTTGCTAATGGTATAGTTATGTGGGTGTATAATATGGTTGTACCTGATGTATTTGGGTTTAAGCCTATTGGGTATTGGCAGTTGTTTGGGTTGTATATGATTTGTCATTATTTGTTTAAGCCCCATTCGTATCCTAAGAACAAGAACAATTAAGTAGTTAAAAAAACCCCTTGACTTTCTTTAAAACTCTGATAATCTATTTAAACGATGAAAAAATGCACACAGTGCAAAGTGGTTGGCAAACAAATCAAATCGGGGTGGATTTTCAACAGTTACTTCATCAAGCTGCATGATTTGGAGAACGACCTGATCGTGACACGTGAAGTGCCGTTTGAACAATATGTTGATCTGGATCTGGATGAAGTGATTGTGGTCAAACGCTTTTGGTAAAAAACTGTTGACATTTTCTAAAAAGCTGATAATCTATTTAAACGATGAAGACTTACAAGATCCCCGTGGTTTGGCAGATGTATGGTTATGTTGAGGTTCAGGCTGACTCTATGGTTGAAGCAATCAATTTGGCTTATGATGCGCCACTGCCTGACAATGGTGAGTATCTGGAAACCAGTTTTGAGGTAGATGAGGCGGGTATTGTGGATGAGGTTCCGGACTACGATCCTGTAGATTTCATGGAATAATTTGTTGACTTCTTAAAAAAAGCTGGTAAACTAAAAGAGTAAATAAAATAAGACTATATGGGATATACAACTGATTTTGAGGGTGGTTTTAATATTACGCCGAATCTTTCACAGAAGGACAATGAGTT